ATGGCATCCGTCACCAAGCACAAGAACCAATGGCGCGCTCAGGTATATGTGAGCGGCATTCGCGAGTCTAAGATACTACGCACCAAGCGCGAAGCCGAGGCATGGGCCGGCGCGCGCGAGATCGCGCTGCGTGCGCAGGAAACGCTATCCCCTGCGCAGCGTCACACGGTCGGCGAACTCTTCGCGAAATACTCGACCAACGTATCCGAGACGAAGCGCGGCGCGATCGAGGAAACCGCGCGCATCAAGGCATTCATCCGGGAATTCCCTGACATCGCCAATCTTACGCTCGACAAGGTTGACTCGGCGATTCTGGGTCGATGGCGGGACGATCGCCTGAAGGGTGGCTATATCCGGCCGAACGGTGAGGAAGCCGACCCGGTGACGCGCTCGACCGTTCAACGGGACATCGCCTGGATGAACGCCGCCTTCAGGATCGCGCGCAAGGAATGGAAGTGGCTCGACCACAATCCGTTCGACGGCATGCGGCAGCCGGGCCAGAACCCGCCGCGCGAGCGCCGCATCGCACCCATCGAGGTCTGGAGAATCTGCCGGCGCCTCGGCTATGTGAGCGGCCGACCGCCCGAGACGAAGAGTCAGGAGGTCGCCCTGATCTTCCTGATCGCGCTGCGCACCGCCATGCGCGCCGGCGAGATCCTGAATCTGGGACGCCACAAGCTGAATATGGAGAAGCGCGTCGCCACGGTCGAGCATAAGATGCAGTACAAGACCGGGAAGCCGCGGCAGGTTCCGCTGTCACGGCAGGCAACCCGGCTGCTACGCGCCGTCGCCGATCGCGAACGCTGTTTCACGGTATCGTCGGCCACGCTCGACATGCTCTTCAGGAAGGCGCGCGACGGGCTGCTTATCGACGACCTGCACTTTCACGACTCACGCGCCGAGGCATTGACCCGGTTTGCGAAGCGCGTCGACGTGATGACCCTCGCGAAGATTAGCGGCCACCAGGATCTGCGCATCCTGCAGCGCGTCTACTATCGGGAGACCGCCGAGGACATCGCGGCGCGGCTCTGATCGCTTGCCGTTACTTCCCGCTCGGCTTCCAGCCGCAGTTCTTCGCGCCGGCCATGTTGTGCGCGAGGATCTGGCGCGCGGTGTCGTCGCTCAGCACGTCCGTGCGGCTGACGTAGATCGGCCGGGTCCATTCGCAGGCTGTGTCCGTCACGCGGGTCTTGACGACGATCTGCGGCTCGCACGGCACTGCCGGCTTAGTCGCGGGACCATCCGTCGCGCAGCTGCTGCTCAGCGCCGCCAGCAGGCAGAGCGCCAACGTTCGTTTCTGCATCGCTTCTCTCCTTTGCGGCGGCCGCGCCGGCCTGCGCCGCGTCGGCATTCGCCTGGGCTTCCGCGTTCGCGGACTGTGCAACCTGTTCGCGCGCCGCCGCGGCGGTCGCTTGCGCTTCGGCGGCCTTCTGGCCGGCCTGCGCCGTCGCCGTGCGGGCTTGCTGATGCCGGAACATGCCGAACAGCACGCCGGCTGCCGCGAGCAACCACGGGCCGAATTTCAGCAGGATGGGGATGATCGTCATGACGTGCTCCAATGGCCGGTGAGGAAGAGATCGCGCTCGGCCGCGCGCCGGCGCACGAGACCGGGCAGCACCACGCCGCCGGCACGGTTCCACGCCGCGAACTGATCCGCGCAGCCAACCATGTCGCCGATGTTGAGGTGCCGCAACAGCGTCGACGGCTGACCGCTCGCGAGCGTGATGATTCCGTCGCGGCCGGGATCGTTGACGCGCCGCGCGCGGCCGGGCCCGACGTTGTTCACGATGCTGACGAGCGCGGCCTTCTGCTGCGGCGACAGCGGCACACGCGCGGCCTGGTCGACGAGCGCCGCCGAGGCGCGGAGGTTCGCGTCGTGCCGCGCGTCGGCCGTGGCTTGCGTCCAGACCGTACCCTCACGCACGTCCGGGCCCGTCGAGCCCCACCCGCATGTCCACGGTGCGCCGCTCAGTGCGCGCAGAGCGGGATCGTTCGGGATGGGCGCGCCGCCGAGCACCTTGTACCAGATGCCGCGCGCCTGCAGCGCCTTGCCGAGCGGCGACGCGGGATCCGGATACGCGGTCAGATAGCAGCTCTCGAAGTGCTGCGACAGCGGGCGGCAGAGTGCCAGCCACGCCTCGTCGCCCGTATCGGCTGGAACGTTTTGCGGAACAGCCGGCGCGATTTCCGCACCACCCACCGCGAAACCCGTATCAGGAGCGGCAGGAAGTGGTGCAGCGGAACCCGCGATGTCCATTTTCGCCGACTCGATCGCGGACGTCGGCACATCAACGACCGGCGTCGGGTTCACACCGAACAGCCGCGCGAGCGCGCCGAACAGGTCACTGAGCGCCATCGCCCCCTCCTTGCGCCACCGCAGGCTGAGCCTGATCGACCTGCAACAAGCGAGCGAGCAGCACCAGCACGAAACCGCCTGTCGCGATCCAGTGAGCCCAGCCATGCGGCAAAGCGTCCTTCAGATCGTCAGGAATCGAGCGCCACGCATCGAGCAATGCGGGACCGGCACCGAATACAACCGCAAGCGCGCTCGAGAGTTGAACCGAACCAAGCTTGTGCGCGCTGCGCCATTCGTCAATCAATCGGATCTTCATGACAGCACCTTCAAACGAGTTTGCAAGGAATCGGCGCGTCCTCGTCGTGCCGATAGACGGCGCAGACGCGGTGATAGCCGTCTGCGATGAGCGTCGGTTCACCGCGGACAAGAAGAATCGGTGAGAGTGCTTTGCCCTCGCGGATCTTCTTGCGGTTGTGCCGAACGTGTTTATTAGTAGCGGGAAGAGGCGCGAGACCTGAAGCCCGCAAGATGTCCTTCGCCTTGATATGTTGGATGTGCGCTTCTCGAAGCGCCCCGATAAGTTGCAGCGCGCGCGATGGATCGAATTTGAGGCTCAGATACGACTCCGCTGCCGGATAGTCGTGCTCTTCCGGCTCCGCCAGCCATGTGATTTCGTGGCTCAAGATTTCTCTCCTTCGCGTCGGCTCAGAATCTTGTCGCGCACAAGCACATAGGCACTGAGCCCGCTGTAGATTGATGTGATGACGAGCGCGATACCTGACAAAGTAATACTCGATACCGCATGTCCGATCGCCACTCCCAGCCAGCCGAACGCGATCTTCACGATTTCCAATGCCTGCCATTTGTTATCCATTCGGCACCCCGTAAATGAAAAACCGCCCGAAGGCGGCTGTGGTTAAGTGATGATCATCAATTGAGGACTGGACCCAGACGTAGGTGGCGGAGATCCTGATGGTGCCTGCAGCGCGTCAAGGAACGCTGCTCCGCCGTTGTTGTTTGATATCGCGCCTCCCCATGTCACCGTCAGCGATGACTGCGCGGATGTGAAGCCCTTGCAGGCCGCGCCAACGGATGAGTACTGCAAGCCTCCGCCGTTCTTCGTCCCCGCCACGAACGTCCATCCAGCGGGGGGCGTGTTGTAGTTCGTGGCGTTGTTGCCGGTGCCTATGCCCTCTATCATGAAGGTGTTGGCGTTCGTGGTGCTCGCCGTCATGGATGGGCTTGAGTCGTTGGCGACCATCGTCTGGGGCAGGGATGAGTTCGGGTCCCAGGGGCTGGTCTGGTCGCAGCCGTTGACCCCGAACGCGATGCCGGAGAAGTCGTCTATCGACATGTTATACGTCGCGGTGATCGTCTCCGAGGTCACCACTGATGGCGCGTAGGCCCACCACACCTCGACGTCGGTTACGTTCGACACCACAGACAGGCGCTTGTGCCACGTCAACCCGCTGGTCGATGACACCGACGATACCGAAGGAGGCCCGTACGCCGGCTTCTCGGCCACGAAGACGGCCACGATGACGTCGTTCGTCTTGGTGGTGGACAGGACGACGCTGCACGTGGCCGTGCCGGACACGTTGCCGGACGTGTAGTTGTCAAGCGTGGGTGCTGGCATGTGAGCCTCTCGTCACCGCGTGCCTACTACCGCGAGGTTTATGTTGGCCAGAGTGGCGTCGGGCGACGCCGGAGCGACCACCTGCACGACGTCCCCCGGGCTCGTCGTGACGGCGCTGGTGAACGTGAACGTGCCGGACGTGGCCCCTGCGGCAAAGTTCAGGGACCCGATGCTGGACCCGTTCTTCTTGATGGAGAACGTCGTGCTCGCGGTAGCGGCCGTGCCGGCCTTGGCGTAGCTGCCCGTCAGCGAGGCCGGGAAGGTCACGGCCTGCGGGGTGATGGCGCTGAGCACGACCGCGCTGGCGGAGGGTGCGCCGGGCTGATAGCTGATGAGGTCGACCGGCTGCGCAGCCAGCCCCGGCGGCGTGACCTGTACCACGGACGCGAAGTTGAAGTTGCTGTTGTTGGCCAGGGCCAGCGCGCTGCCGGTGGACTGGAAGGCCGCGAACTGCAGCGTGTCGCCGGCGTTCAGGTAGACGTTGGTCGACACGTCGTTGGTCACGAACTGTTGCGTGGCGCTGCCCTGCAACGTCTGCAGCGTGGCCTCGTTCTCGGCGCCGTTGATGAACAGTGCCGCAGCCAGTTGCTGGCTGGCGGACCACGAAGCGGTGGCGAATATGAACTGGCAGGAGACGTTGTACCACCCCGCCGTAGGGGCGGTGAAGGTGCCGGTGCCGGCGTTCCAGGCACCGCTCGTGGTGTCTTTGGTGCTGGTCCAGCCCGTAATCACCGTGTAGGCCGCGTTCGGGATGCTCTGCGCCGAGGTGTTGTACGCGCGGAAGCCGACGGGCGCGGTGGATATGCTCTTGGCCACCCACTTGCCCGTTGCGTTGTTCCACACGAGCGCGTTCTGGTCTATGCCAGCGCCCTCCGTCACATTCACGTCGGACAGCCCAGACAGGGTGCTCGAGCCGGTGGATGTGCCATACGGCTGGTAGCTGCGCTGGTCCGTGTAGCTGGTGACGGTGGTGGCGCCTGCGACGATCACGTATAGCGTCACGGAGCCGGCGGGGAAGCCGGTAGTATTGACGGACACGGCCCCAGAGGTGGCGCTCGCATACACGTAGTTCGTGGCGCTGGCGGTGAGCGCCACCGTGCCGTCGTTTATCTGCGCGCCGCCGTACCAGCCGCCGTAGTAGCCCCATGTCAGGCCACTGGTGGTCGACGCGCGCCGTCCCCACAGCATGGCCGGGCTGGCGGCGTCGAAGTTGGCGTTGGCCACCACTTCTTTGTTGGCTTGCGTCGAGCTGATCTGGTCGATCAGGGATGTGCTGTTGGACATTTCGTCACCTTGCGATGGTGGCAATGGCTGCGTAGCCAGCCACGCCTTGGTCGCTGTTCTGGCTCACGGTTATGGTGATGGTCTGGCCCGTCGTAAAACCGTCTGCGGCTATCATCGACGCCGTATATGTCCACGTCGGAACGGCCGGCGAAACGAATGGGCCGCTGACGGAGGTCGTCCGCTTCACGGTGCCGCTGCTGGAGACGGTCACCGTGTACGTCTCGGACGATTCATCTAATGGCACGTCGGCACCGCTCAGCCACGAGTAATTGACCCTAGCCCTGCGCAGCCACGTGACGGTGATGTCGCTGGTAGAGGCGGCACTGCCGTGGAACGCCTGAAGCTGCCACGGCGACAAGGGCTTCACTCGCGCCACGGCCGGCTGCACCGTGACCTGCCCCGTCGGCGTCAGGCCAAACATGTTGTTCAAGTAGGTTTCGAAGTACATGTTCTGCCCGATGTCTGTCAGGTTTATGCCAGTCTGTCCGATGCTTGACGACTGCAGCAGCACGAACGTCTCGCCGACGGCGTGGCCTCCCATGGCCCACTCCGTGCCGATCTGGCCGCGCAGCAAGCCGCTAAGCGTGTATTGTCCGGGCGCGGTCTGCGTGGCCGTGCGGAACAGGATGATCTCGCCGCCGACGTAGGCCACGTTCGCGCCGTTGAGAAAGCTGGCGTAGCTCACGCTGGACAGCGACAGCGCCGCCTCGTACAGCGTCACCTGAAGGGTGTTCGTCTCGTCTGGGATGTTGCCCCCATAGAATCCGCCGAGGGCGTTGCCGGTGTAGCCGATCGGCGTCGGCGTGACGAGCTGGAGCAGTTGCGCGAAGTTCGCGTCGTCTCGCGACACGTCGACGTAGCAGCCCGGCCACGAGCCGCTGAAGCCGCACGCCGCCAGGTACAAGCCCTGCGACGTATCCTGACTGCGCAGCGGTGGCACGTCGAGTACGGCTAGGACGGTCGGCCCGGAGTACGGAACCTGTTGCGGCACGAAGCCCTGCGCCGAGCCGCCCTGCGCGACCTGCTGCGAGACGTTAGGGTAGATGGACGAGACGCTTAGGTCCCCGGTGAACTCGACCACGCCCTTGCCGTTCAGCGCCACCTTGGTGATGCGCACTGGGTAGACGTTTCCGTCGTAGCCCGTGACGCTGACCACGTCCGTCGGCTCGTAGGCCAGGTACTTGTAGCTCGTGGCCCAAGTGAACGTCTGCCGTTTCGTCCACCGTTCCCAAAGCATCGCCTCCACCCGAGTTCGGGCCTCGGCGTCGGACAGCACAATGGGCACGCTAGTGGACTCGTCAAGGTTCGACGTCGTAACAGCCCGGAACGCGCGCTGCGTGTTCGTCTGGTAATCGGCAGAGTTGGACGGGTACGAAATGGTCTCCGACCGCGGCAGCTCGAACTCCTGCACCACCGTCTCGACGAGCGGATTCTGCGCCGCCTGCTGGCCGCCGCCCGCAATCGCGCCCATGTCGTCCCACGGTACCGTAACCGCCGCCTGCGCCCCGCGCCTGACGAACTTCAGTTGCCCATCGCAGTCGCTGACGTCGAAAAAGTACGTCGCCTGCAGCGGGGCGAGCGCCTGGCGCGGGCTTGACTTGCTGGTGATGGCAAAGCCCGTCACCACGTCACCGAGCGATGACGCGTCGTACTGCGACGGCTGTAGGCCCGCTGATGCGCAGATGTCCGACACGATGGAGGACAGCGTCACCTGAGACGGGTTGCCGCCCATGTTTAGCGTCATGTATCCGAGGCGCACGGATGACAGGTCGGCGCGGAAGAACATGATGAGGCTGTCGTTCACCACGTACATCGTGTGCCAGTTGAACGGCGCGGTGCCCAGCAGCGTCAGCGTATTCAGCGAGGGCCTGAAGACGTACACCGTGGCCCCTCCGCCGCCTAGGTAGATGTGATCGTCGTCGACCACGAAGCCCGGGAAGCCGGACGGCATGGAGCCTCCGCCCGGGGCGGTGGTCCAACTGTTGATCACCGCCAGCGACGTCCTATCGAATTGGTATAGCGCGCCCGCGGCGTAGTCGCACGCGTAGACGTACGAGGCGCTGCCGCCGACCATCAGCCACTGCTTCAGGACGCCTGACTGCGCCACGATGAGCCCGCGCTGCGACAGGTCGCATCTGTAGATCGGCCTGCCGCCCGGGTAGTACGACGTCAGGAAGATGTCGTTGCCGTTGCGCCAGAAGTTGGCCTCGCTGCCGGCCACGCCGAGGTCCATCGTCCCCGCCGCGTCCATGGCGTCCCACGTGCCGTCCGGGTGAAGCCACCCGGGCCAGGTGTATATGCCGGGCACGTCCGAGTAGCCGAACGGCATCCCCGAGCCGCCGTGCCCGTACGAGCCGGGCGGGAAGAACTTCAGCTGCTGCGCGCCGTAGGCGTTGAGGTTGATGACCCTGACGCCCTCGAAGCCGAGGTAGTAGCCGTACCCCATGGCGGTGCCGCCCTGGCCGTTCAGGTTCGGCGCCATGAACAGCGTGCCGTCGGCCGTGGCGTAGGTGTACGATGACGCCGTGACACCGGTGTAGGCCGGGGCGATGTTCGTCGCCACCTCGAACGTTAGAGAGGGCATATAGTTGCCCCACTGCTGCAGGTTCAGCTCATTGAACACCACATAGGCCAGGCCGCGGTAAGGCGGGGTGTTTGCCGCGCCGAGAGCGGCTTGCATGGTCGGGTCGGCGACCTGGTTCTCGTCGCCCGGATAGACGGTGAAGTTGGTCACCATCTGGCTGGCGCCGGACACGCCCTGGAAGTCTGCCGGATTCGAGACGTCGTAGATGAGCTTTCCGTTGGCCCATATGCGCCGCACGCCGGTGATGGTGTTACGGCAGAGTGCCACCGCGAAGCTCACGGTCACGTACGGCTGCTGGGCCTTGCCGCCCATCCCCTTGCCGCCGCCGGCGCTGTGCTGGTGCGGGGTACCCATCCAGATCACATTGCCGGCGAGCCTGTATAGGCCGTACACCTTAGGGATGAACTTGCCATAAGCGGAGTCCTGGACGCGGACATCGGACGGCGCCGGCTCCTTCGGAGGGGAAAGGATGGCGCCAAGCAAAGAGCCGGCCATAAAGCCGGCCTCGATAGCGAACAGACTGCCACCGGACGCCACGCCGCCGATTACTGCCCCAGCCGTACCCAACAAGAGCCCAACTGCCTGGCCCATTTATTCGACTCCTTTCACGCTGTAATAGCGGCAGACGTACCGCAGCCATTTGTCGTCCATATCGTGCTCGCACACCACCCGGTTCACTGCATAAGCGTGAATGACGGTCCGCGGTGCCGTGAGGATGCCGAGATGCATCGGCTCGCGTTCCCAATGGAAGAGCACCACATCGCCCTCGCGCCCGACCGGAGTTCTGTCCATCATGGAATCGCATATCGGTGCGAGCGTCCCATCCGGGCGCCTCGAATAGCCGTCCACGTCATAGTCTGATGGGCATAGGCCTAGCGCCTTCGCTACGCCGATGACCAATCCGGCGCAGTCGACCGCCACGCCTTTCAAGCGGCCCTGATGGCGGTACGGCGTGCCGAGCCACGTCCGCGCTTCGTCGACAAACTGCTGACGTGTGACCATCGTTCAATCCCCAAGCGGGCGCAGGATCGTGTCCGGCCCCGGAATGTACGGCTCGCCGCGGAAGTGGAGGATGTTGCTCCACCTGTCCCGGCACGTGCCGAACTGCTTGTCGCACCCGGCGACAATCGTGTAGGCGTCGCCGGGTGCGATGGCGAACGTCATGGGCATGGCCAGCGTGACCGAGCCCGGGGACGAGTTGCGCACCTCCATGCTGTAGCCCGTGTTCTGCCCGGAAGTCCACGTGACCTTCCCATACGCGAAATAGCCCACACCGTACGTGTAATTGATGAAGACCTCGGCGCCGCCGTCGCCGGCGTTGAACGTGTACAAGCCGCCCGAGGTCACCGAGTACTGGTGCGAGCTCGGAGAGCCGCCGACGGCCGTCCACGTGTTGCCCGCGCTGTCTGCAACAGAGGAGTTCGCGACGAAGGTCCCTGACGGCGGAACGATCTGTATCTGGAACGGCCCGGTGGTCGGCACGCGCCTGCCCATGCTGTCGACGAAGGGCACTGTCGGGCCCGCCTGCGTCAACGACGGGTCGGTCCACGCGAGGTACTGCGCCGTGACGGCCGACACCGACCCGCTGAACGTGAGCGGGCCGAGTGCCTTCTGGCAGCGCGAATCGCCGAAGGTGGCCCGGCAGGTCGTGCTGAACTGCTCGCCTATCGTCTGTTGCATGGTCTGCGCCAGTCCGCGCAGCTCCGCCTTCCACACCCCGTTCTGCAGCGTGAACTGGCCGAGGTTGCCGCTGGTGAGATTCATCTGGCCCATGGACAGGTCGGCATAGTTCACGACGAAGATGAGCACGGCCGCGTTTGACCACAGGCCGGCCTCGACGCCGCTGCGCGTCACCGCGCCGCCGCCCGTAACCAGTAGGCCGTCTATCTCCAAGTTTGACGTGGACAGGTCAGCCGACGATTCGACCGCAGACGCCGTGTAGCCATAGGTGGAGCGGTAAACGACCCCGTTGTACGCGATGTCCACGTCATGGTCGGTGAAGCCCCACACCGTGGCGTCCGTGCGGATCACCTGCACGCACGTGGCGATCGTCCGCACGTCTCCCGCGAGCCACGTTGACATAGCAGCGCTGACGCCCCTCACAGCCTCACCTCCACGATGGCCAGGGACTGGAACCCGAACAGCGCGCCCGAGCCGACGTCCAACTGCGGCGAGAACTGGTCGGTGTTGAATCGGCACGGCGTGTCGAAGGCACCGGCCCATGTGAGCGAGTCCGACGCCTGCGGATACATGTACGCTGTGCCCGTGCCGAGCGTGTCGCCCGAGGTGTTAGCGCTCACCGTGACCGTGGTCCCGGAGATGGCCGTGATGGCCACCGCCTGGTTGTTCAGCGTGCCGCCGGTGTCGCCGGTGACGCCGGTGAAATACAGCAGCTTGCCCACGGCCCAACCGGGCGGCACGGTGCCGACTGAGAAGCTGGTCGTGGTTCCCGCGACCCAGCCGGAGGTGAAGGCCTGGCTGTCTGCGACGAACGTCACCAAGCCCGTCGTGGTGTCCAGCCCGCACTGCCCCGGCGACACCCCGTAGACGACGGGGGAGCCGTTCCTGTACACCGTCGTCGTCTGCGTCGGGGCGCCGCTTAGACCGTAGGTCAGCAGTGGTTTGCCTATGAGGCGGTAGTCGGCCAGCGGCGCCGCCGCATAGCGCTTGAACATCTGATAGGCGGGGACGCCCGCACCCACGCCCGACGGTGCCGTGAACGATGAGTAGCTGCCGACGGGCAGTCCAAGCAGGCCGCTGCCCTCGTCCAGCCAGTCCGTCCAGTCACGGAACCTGAACCCGTAGGCCTGCCCTTTGCAGATGCGGAAGAAGTTGCGCAGGGTCTGCACTGAGTACTGGTCGAGAACGCCACCGTTGGTGCGGAAGCAGTTCTGGAGATCCCACTGGCCGCGCCCGAACGTCCACAGCACATTGCGCTGCTCGCGGCCGCTGGTGCTACTGGTCACCACGGTGTTGTAGCTCACGCCACCGCGGGCCCACACGGCCAGATCGTCAGGGAAGCGGGGCGATTCCAGAAAATTTGATGTCATTCGTCACTCCTTCTGAGCGCCGCTTGGATCGCCCCTGTTAGCCACTGATGCCGCCTAGCCCCGCGCGCTTCGGCCAGCGCCGCCTACCACTCGGTGCCCTTGAAGCTGGTGCCCTCGTCGACCATGGCGCCGCTGAGGTTGGCGCCCTTCATGACGCAGCCGCCGAAGTTGGCACCGCGCAGGTCGGCGCCGGCAAACGTCGCGCCCGTGAAGTCGGAGCCCGCGAGGTTCGCGTTCCGCAGCGTCGCCCCCTTGTACTCGGCGCCGGCCATCTTGGCGCAGCCGCAGCTGAGGCCGGTGAGGTCGAAGCCGCACATGTCGATGCCGTTCAAGTCGGCGCCCATGGCGACCGCAGCCTCAATCGCCGCGGTCGCGCTGGCGGCGATGCCCTGCCACAAAATTTTGTCGGAGTCGACGTTCTTCAAGACGAAAAAATTGCCAGAAAGCGTGCTCATTGCTACCTCTCCTTAAAAGTCGGTTGAAGTTTCAAGCATTCCTCTTGAGCGCCTGTTGGACTGCCATACCAGCCATCGAGGCGATTTGGCTTTGGGTGCGCAGATCGACTCCGTTGGGCAGCACGAACTGGTTCGTGACTGTCACCCCGGCACCGGCGCTGTACGGCGAGTTCATGTGGGCCGGCACGATCGCTTCGCCGCGGTGGATCTGCGCGATCATGTCGTTCGGCACGTACGGCGTGCCGACGTCGAACGACGCGAGGCCCATCAGCGCCGACATGCCGCCTGCGTCCGCCCCCATGATCCCGGCTGTCACTGCGCCTGCCGAGCCTTCCAGTCCGCTCGAGAACCCGAACGCGCCGGCGAAATCTCCGCCACCCGGGATCAGTGACCCGAGCAATCCAGTCAGGCCAGAAGCAGCTGACCCGGCAGTATCGCCACCGATCAACTGTCCGACCGTCATGGTGGCGACGGTGGCCGTGGAAGCAGTGAGCGTCGTCGCGTTCTGCATCACGGTGGACATCTGCGCGACATTCATAGAACCGGCACCGGCACCGAGTCCCATAAGCGCCGACCCGCCATTCATCCCAGATGCGACCGCGCGCGCCGACCCTTCGAGCCCAGTCGAGAAGCCAAACGCACCGGGAGCATTGCCGCTCCCGCCATTGCGATGATCGCCGAGCAGCATTCCGAGCCAGCCAGTCAGGTACCCAGACGCGGACGAGCCCCCCTCGCCCATCGGCATCTCGAATAGCTGCTGGAACAGCTTCTTCGAGACCATCTGGACCAGCATCTGGTCGATGCTCTTCGCGAAGCTGTTGAATGCTTGCCACGCGGTCTGAGTGCCGTCGACGAAATTGCCGAAAGCCTTCGCGAAACCCTGATCGATCGAATCGGCCGCCTTCTGCGCATCGGCGTTCATCGCGTCGGTCGCTTTGATGCTGTACTCCAGCTGGCGCGTCTGCGATTCGTCGCGCAGGCGATCAATCTCGTCCTGAATCTTCCGCTGCGCCTCGAAGTTCAGGCCGACCTCGGTTTCGAGACGCTTCTGCAGCGCCGCGATCGCGCGGTCGGACTTCTCCTGCTCGAACTTCTCTTCGAGCGCGAGGAGCTGGGCCTGCGTGATTCGTCCCTGCGTGAGCTCTTGCGCAGCAACGAGCGTTGCACGACGTTGCGCCTGCGTAGCCTCCGACTGCTCGCGCTTCGCGTCGAGGTCCTGCAGCGCGCGCAGCTCATCGTTGAGCGCCTGCCGCATCTCCTGCGATGACTGCTGCTCGGCGGCCGCGCGCTGGCGCGCCATGACCGCGAGGCGCCCTTCGATTTCTACTTCCCGCGTCTTCAGCGAAAGGCGTTCGGCAGGGTTCCGGGCCTGCGATTCCAGCGACTTCGTTTCGTCGAGCTGCTGCTTCAGCACGGCCCGCTCGGCGTCCATCCCCGCGAGCGTGATGCGAAGGCGGTCGGCGTAGTACGTCTGCAGCGACACCTGGCCGCCCTTGTACGACTTATCGAGCTCGGCCTGCTCGGCCTTCAGGTTCTCCTTCAGCAGGTTGAGGCTGGCCTGCGCCTGCGCATTCTCGTACGCGTAGTCGCGCAGCGGCGTCACCTGGCCGCCGGTCTTCTTCGCCTTGTCGTGGCTGTCGTATTGCTCGCGGATCTTCTTTTCCATCTCCGCCTGCCGGCCAATCATGGCCTGCAGGTCGGGCGGAATGGGGGTTCCAGATTCTTTCGCAGCTTGTTTCGCGGCAGCGATTTTCTGGCGGAATTGGTCGACAGCCTGGTCGGCCAAACGCACGTCGCCGCCGAGTCCTTTCCACTGGCTTCGCAGTTCCTCCATCGCCTTCGCACCGGCTTCCTGTACCTGCGCGGAGCCCGCGTTGTGCAGCGCCTGTGCACGCTGAGCATCGCGGCGCGCGAGCATGTCCTGCAGTTGCTGAGCCGCGATCTTCGGGTCGATGTTCTCGACCTGTACGCCCTCGACCGTGATGTAGCTCTGGCCTTCGGCCGCCTTGCGCAGGGATGCAATCTGCTCGTCGATGTTGAGCGGCCGCCCCCAGTTCATCATCGCGTCCCACGCGGATGACGCGGCGGACTGCACTTCGTGCCAAAGGCCCGGCAGATAGCCGAGCTGCGCGGCCGTCTGGTTGATCTTCTGGATCACCAGGTTCGCCGTCTCGGCCTCGGCCTGTTCCTTCTGCCCCTGCTCCTCGAGCATGCGTATGTGTTCGAGCTGCGCCATGTTGGCGAAGTGGTACGAGCGGTTGTATTCCATCGCCCACTTGTACACGCCGTCGTCCATCTTCTCGAACGACTTCACCACCTCGTCGGCCGACGCCTTCGAAAACTGGCCGATCTTCGCGATCGCCTGCGACACGGGTTCGAGCGCCGCGCCGGTGAAGCGCCCGGTCGCCGCGACCGCCTGCAGCGCGTCGCGCGCCGCCCCGATCTTCGATCCGGTAGCGGCCGCGATGTCGTTGCCCATCTCGATGAACTTTCCGCCGGTGAGCCCGGCGTAATTCCCGGTCAGGATCAGTTCGTCGCGCAGGTGGCTCATCTGCACCGCGCCATGGATTGCTGCGGACGCCGCGATGGCGATCGCGCCGGCGAGCGCACCGACCGCAAGCCCGGCCGGGCTCATGATCTTGCCCATCCAGTCCATCTGCTCGCCAAGCACCATCAGCGAACCGACGAAGCGCTTGTAGTTGCCCATCATCAGCTCGTGGCTGAGAACGAGCAGTTCGCGGCGAGCCGCGATCGATGTGTGGCCGAGCCGACGATGCGACTCTTCCTCGGCAGCGTTCGCTTGCTGCACCTTTCGCGATACGGAGGCGATCTCGTTGCCGTAGTCGTCGACGACACCGCTCATCTGCCGCACCGAACTCCCGATACGGCCGGCCATGCCCTGGACTGCCGCCGACATGCCCGTGAAGCCAGCGGTCACCGCCGCAGTCGTCGCGCGAGACTGCGTAACCAACTGACTGAGATCGCGCTGAATGAGCCCGATCGCCTGCGTGATCGAGTCCGCGGCCTTCGACGCACCTTGCTCGGCACCGTCAGAAGTGACGGAGATCGATACGTCTACGCGGTTGTCGTCTGCCACGAAAGGGCTCCTTTATTCGTCGAGAATCTGGCCGCCGAACGACGCGAACAGTTCGGCCGGCTTCGGGCCGCCGGCCGCCGGCGCGGCCGCTGCGGCCGCGCGCGGCTTGAACTTAACGAATGCCGCGGCACACCAGTGCATCGGCGGATGCTTCTTGAAACCTCTGTAGAGAGCCTCGACGCGTGGAAGATCGAGCTCGTCGATGTACTCCCACGCCCAGCCCGTCGCGAGGATCAAGTCGGCGTAGAGCTCGTCCCAGTCGAGGTGCTCTGCGCCGGCTCCCCTTCCCCCGATTCGATCCTCCCAGCGGTGTGCACCGCACGCAGCACGACCGGGATCGTCGTCACGTCCAGCGCGCCTTCGAGCCAGTCGCGATCGAGGTCGGGCGTGCCGCCCTGCTCGCGCGTCAGCGTTGCGCCGATGAACTCGGATAGCTCGTCGAGATACTCGGGCGTGCCGTCGCGATAATCCTGCTGCGCCTTCAACCAGCGCTTGATGCTCTTCAGCGAAGCGGGCGGGACCGGCAGCGTGCGGCCGCCGATCGTCACTGTATTGTTCATGGGTCAGTTCTCCACGGCGCAGCGCGCCGCGCGGATGCGGTGGTACTCGATCACGACACTGTCGATGTCGAGCTTGTCGAGGAATTGCAGGATCACTTTTCGGTTCTGGAGCGCGGCGGCGCGCGTCTGGCACGGCGTGTACGGCACCGTCTCATTCAGTTGCCAGTTCGCGAGCGCGAGGCCGACCGCACGGAAGACGCGCTCGACTTCCTCGACGGAACAACCGAGCGCGGCAGCCTGGGCCTCGGGCGTGACGCCGCACGCCAGGTTCTGATAGATCAGCTTCTTCGAGGCTTGGTCCATGTCAGCTCGCTTCGCCAAGGCAGATCGTGCCGAGCGTGTTGCTCGAATCGACGAACGCGCTGAAGTCGAACTCGGGGATGTTGAAGTCCTCGAGCTTCGTGCTGAACGTGTACTTCGTGGCGACACACTGATTCAGCGTCAGCGTGACGCGCTCACCGTTGAACACCTGCGAGACGACCGACTTGAACGACGGCGCGGTGCCGAGCAGTTGGTTCGTCATCGTCACCGTTTCGCCGACCGTGTTGCTCGTCGGGGTGTACGTGTAGTTGATGCCGACGCCGAGGCCGGTGTCCGCCGCGGCGAACGTGTAGACGCCGGCGGCGACCGAATACTGGCCCGTGGCCGGGGCCGACGCGACGCGCGTCAGCGGCAGGCCGGTGGCCGAGTACTTCACGCCAAGGTCCGTCACCCAGCCGGTCGAGTTCGCGACCGTGACGGTGTACGGGCCGGTGCCAGGGATCGTGCCGGCTTCGTTGTCGGAGATGAGCGTCTGTCCGACGCTCTTCGAGATCCCGAAAAACAGATCCGACAGCACGCGGCCCTGAAACTGACCGGCCATCGCCTTGCCCGTGACCTTCATCGTGCCGCGGCCGATCGCGAGCGGCAGTTGGTAGGAACCGAACAGTTCTTTGACTGTCGCGTCGAAGCTGATGTCGGCCGACTGCAGCGCGCCGAAACGGTTCGGCGTGGGGTTGGCGTTGCCCGACTGGATGCCCCAGAAGGAACCGGCGCCGAAAGCGTATTGAGACATGGTGGTGCTCCTATGCGTGAGCCACGAGCGGGCAAGAAAAAGGCCGGCTCAGACGAGCCTGCCTGGGGTACTGCGAAAGGTGGATCAGGATTCGCCGATCAGGCGGCAAGCTCCTTCTTCAGCGCGTCGACGGCGGCGCGCACGTGATTGAACGTCGCGGTGTCGCGCGACACGATCGAGTCGTGGAAGTTGGCGCGGAACCACGCTTCGATCAGTGCGTCGGTGCGCGCGTCGAGCGCGGGGGCGGCCGGCGCCGGCGCGAGTTCCACGGCCAGCGTCGCGCCGGACTCATCGCCGGCCATAGGCTGCTTTTCGTCTTCCATGTCCTGCTCCGTCAGTTGTTGGCGAGGATGTGCACGGGGATGATCGCGATCGCCTGCGGCCCGAGCACGCCCTCGTCGGTGACGATGTCGCCCTCGATCCAGCAGTGCGAGACCGTCCCGCCGAGCGTCTGGAATCCTGTAAGCGCGTCGGGCGCGAGCGCGGCCTCGATCGCATCCATGAACTGGTTCAGCTGTGTGGCCGGCGTCACGTCGGGCAGCGCATTTCCGGAGTTCACATACAGGTAGAGTTCGCACCGGAACGTCACCAGCGCCGGGATGCCCCTGCGCGGCCGCTGGCTCTCGCGCACCTGCACTTGGAACAGCGCGGGCTGCTCGACCGGCGGCACGTCGCTCCAGTGGCGCAGACGGCGCGATGTGGTCACGAAGCCCTGAATTCCGCTGACCTTCGCGAACAGCGCGGCATAGATCGGTTCGCGGTTCATCGCTGCGCGCCCTCCGCCGCTGCCTCACGGATTCCGTGCAGGATGTCGTCGCGCTGATCAGCGAGCGCCGTGCGCAGGAACGACCGCTCGGGCAGGTTCATCTTCATGGGGTGCTCGCGCACGGTCGCGGTGACCGGCGTCGTCAGCGGCTTGCCGAACGCCTGCGTGACCTGCCGCAGGTGCTCCTTCACCGTCACCACGCCGCGAAAGCCGTACTCGTTCGGCGGCGCGTACTCGACCGGCGTGCTGACCACACCGATGATCGTCGTGTCCGTCGTCGTCACCGCCTGATTGACCGACCGGCGCAGGCGACCGGTTCGCACGTTCAGCACCTGGCCGCTCAGCTTGTCGGCGACGACGTGCACCTGCAGCGCGATAACCAGCCGCTGCACGCGCTGCACGAGCGCGTTGCGGACGTTCGGGACGATGCGTTTGATGCGCGCGATGACCTGCGACTCGCCCTTCACCTGCGCGTCGAAGTTCATACCGGGATCACCTTGCGGTAGTTGTTCAGCAGCGTGCGCACGCTCGCCGGCATGTCGGCGACCGAGAACGACACCACCTCGCCGTTGATCGACTTGCTGACCTGGCCGAAGTGGTTGCGGTCCGAATACTTCAGGCCGATCAGCTCGAGCACCGCCTGCTCGATGTCAGGCGGCGTCGAAACGAAGCCAGCCGTGTACGCGACCTGCACGCCGAGCGGCGGCCACTTCGGGAACTGGCCGTCCGCGCCGTTCGGGAACGCACTGAAGCCGACGTTGCCGATCAGGTACAGGAAGCGATCGTCGAACGTATAGCCGACCTGCACGCCATCCGCCGACGCCGCGATCGGCACGCCGCGGATCGCGAGCGACGAGACGGCCGTGATCGGGTAATTCGGCAGTGCGAGCGTGTTCGAGCCGCTGCCGGTGTGCTTCTCCGTGTAGGCAGCCGAGGCGATCGTCCGGTTCAGGTACGTCTGCACGAACTGGCTCGCCGCGGTCACGAGGCGCGTGAGCATCGCGTCGTCGCCCGTCACGGTGCTGGGCACGTTCAGCCACTGCTTCGCGTTCGCGAGCGTCGTAAGATCGCCGGCCGCCACGTCACGCCCCCGTGCCTTCGCCCGCTGCCGCGGTGCTGGCGTCGCCGTCGCCGGCCGGCTCGTCCGCCGGTGCGTCATCGGTCAGCACAATGCCGTGCGCGGCTGCCACCTCGGCAGAGAAATCGTCCGGCAGCATGATGACGCCGCCCTTGCTGGGCTTGTACGTCTCGCCGCCATGCGTGATGCCGCCGAAATTCTTCGGCGCCTTGAACTTCGCCATGCCTATCTCCGCTGGAAAAAAAACGCCCCGACCGAAGCCGGGGCGAATTCGCTCGCTGCTCTACTGCTCGGTCAAACTGCCGTCGGCCGATGCTCCGGCTTCCATGTTTGCTCCAACACGACCGCGCTGATTTTGGATTGGTTCACGCCGTACTTGTCGGCAAGCGTCTGCTGCGAGACGCCGCCAGCCGCATAGGCTGAACGGATTTCATCCACGATGCCCCATGTGAGCTTCGATCGACCGTGGTGCTCGCCATGGACCGCGCAGTCTCCCGCGCGGCCCTTGGCGTGCATGTCGGCGATGTTGTCCTTCTGGGTTCCGGCTTTCAGATGCGCCGGGTTACAGCAACACGGGTTGTCGCAGGTGTGCATGACGACGAGACCTTTCGGAATCGGCCCTTCGAACGCCGCGTAGGCAATTCGATGGGCCGTCGTTTTCCGAAAGTGCCCGTAGCCGCCGCGCAAGCGACTTCCCATCCACGGCCAGCATTCGTCCGGGTCGCGAATTTAGACCATGGACCAGAAGTCGAGGCGCCGCATCTACATCAACCAGCAGCGATGTTGGTGATGATCGCCATCGCGAACGGCGCGTACACCGCCAGCACTTCTTCCGCGTACACGCCCGACTGCCACATACGCGTCACGATCGGGAAGTCGAGCTGGTAGTAATCCTTGCGGCAGTGGATTTCCGCCACGTTGCTGACTTCGTTGTTCTGGTACCAGAGCGGCAGCTCTTCGCACCAAGCGATGATCGTGCCCGGCGGAACTTTCGGGTGCAGCATCACCGGAATGAGCTGGCCGCCGTTCGCCGTGAACGGGTTGAAGTAGAAGGTCACGACACCCGATGCCACGAGCGCGTACGGCTCCTTACCGGCGGCCGGCTGGTTGTAGCGCAGCAGCGGGCCGCTCGAGTTGTTGAGCACCTTGTTGGTGATGTTCATCTGCTCTTGCGAGTTGACGTACAGCACCGTGGCGCCCAACTGGTACGTGTCCCACATCGACTTCAGCATCGTGTCGATCTCGACGACCGAACCGCGACCCGACGCGGTGAGCGGCGTGCCGGTGCCGGCGGTGCCAGTCGGCATCACCTTCACGTACGCGCCATTCGCCGGCTTGAACGCGGTCGTGAGCAGGCCGTCGAATGCCAGCGGGTTCGTCGAGTTGTCGGCCGTGATCGCCGTCGCGGCCTGCGTGCTGCTCGAAAGCGGCGCGGAGAACGTCGCGCTGTTGATCGTCGTGATCGCCTGCAGCTTTTCCGAGCCCGCCGTGCCGACGTACCAGGCATATGCGACAGCGCCGGTGACGACCGGCACCGTGGCGGACAGCGTCTGGCCGAGCGTGACTGCCTGCGTGGTGTTCGACGACTGGTTCGACGAGCCGCCGGTGACGACGTACGTCTGTCCGTCGGCGCCAGTGACGGTCTTCTGCGTGGCGACACCGTTCGAGACCGAGCTGTTGATGAAGCCTTCCAGCGTCAGCGCGACGACGATCACGCTGTAGGTCGCGGCCGGCAGCGTGGCACCCGAACCGGCAGCCGAAAGCGTCGGTGCAGTCGGCACGCCCAGCGCCAGCGAGTTGTTGCCGCCGAGGATCGCGTTTTCTTCCTTCAGCATCGTCTTCTGGAGCAGGCGCATCGCCATCGTCGCCTTGACGTCTTCGAAGCCTTCGCCCGCGTGTTCGGCTTCGAACGTCACGCCGTCTTCTTCGCCGATCGTGACGTAGTTAGCGGCGACGGGTGCCGTGTTGTACGACATGCGGCCCGAGCGCTGACCTTCCGGCACCCAGGGCGACGAGTCGTAGCCCGAGCCGACGATCGCCTTGACGGTGCGCCAGTTCGTCGCGACGCCGCCCTTGCCGGGCACGCGCGCCATTTTGTTGCGGAGGGGCGTCACGACCGGATACAGGTTCTTCGCCGGTGCCTGCAGGTCGTACGCGACCAGGTTGTTCGCGGTGGTGATCGTCTTGCCGAGGCCGTATTGGCCCTTGACCAGCTCCAGCGTTTCTTGAATCGTCTTCGCGTCCATTTCTTCGACTCCAATAAAAAAGGCCCGCGCAGTGGCGGGCCTTTCGGGGTGTGGCGGATCTCCGGCTATGCCGGCGGGTTGTGGGTGGATGGGAAACTTCTGGAGTTGATCAACCGCGGAAGACGATCACGCCGCCGTTCCGTCGGGCCTTCTTGAATTCGGTTGCCGCCTCGTCGACAGTGCCGTCGGCCTTCAGGACCGGAGCGATCTCTTCCTGCTGCTGGTCGCCAGCGGCGAAGTCGTGGCTCTTCGCGATCGCGGCGCCGACGCCGTTGATGACGCCCTTCGGGTTCGCCGGCTGCGCGCTCAGCTTCTTGACCAGCTCGGCTTGCTCGTCGAGCGACTTCTGAAGCGCGTCGCGCTCGCCGGCCAACGTCGCAACGGTCTTCGACAGCTCGACACGCTCGGCTGCGCCGGTGGCGATCTGCTCATTCGCCGCGTCAAGGTCGGCCGTCAGCTTCGTGACCGACTCGCCAGCCGCCGTCAGCTTGCTGAGCGTCTCGGCGTGCGCCGCTTTCTCGGCGTCCATGTCGCCATCCGCGTCCTTCGCGCACTTCGCGCCGAGTTCGCCCATCAGGTCGTGCGCCTTCTGGATGCGCTCCATGTCCGCGCCGCTGTTGCGCGCGCCAGCCTTCGCGAGCAGCTTCTCGAACGCCTCGTGCATGTCGGCGATGCCGGTCGCCACGGCAGCCTTGTGCAGGCTCTCGGCGGCCGCCGCACATTCGAAGAAGTAGACCCACGGCGAGTCGACGTTGCCGTCTTCGTCCGTCAGCTCGGCGACTTCCTCGGCGACCATCGCGGTCAGCAGCTCGCCGCCGCGTGCGAGCCATTCCTTCAGGTCGTCCGGCATCGTCGATCCGTCGCCTTCGGCGGCTTCCTCGCGCGCGCTCGACTGCTGCAGGGAGTGGATCGACGCGAGCAGGTTCGCCAGCGTCGACACGCTGTACATGCCCTTGTGCAGCGCGAGCCGCGCCGCCAGCGTCAGGTTTTCCGGCGAGACAATCACCGGCTTGCCGGCCTTCGTGAGCACCGGCTCGGCCCACTTGTCGGCAGCCGACGGCGGGCCGTCCTTGTCGATCTTGTCCTTCCACGCGGCGATGATTCTGTCCTTGACCGTCTTCAGCTCGTCGGCGCTGTACTCGGCCGCGTCCTTTTCCTTGTTGATGTACGACCAGGCGGCGCGGATGTGCTCTTCCGTGTCGATCGGGTACTTGCTGTTCTTCTCGTCGGCGTATTTCACGTCGCCGTACGGTTTCTTCTTGTCGTCCTTCGCCTTCCGGATCGCCTCAAGCATCTCGTCGAGAGACAGGTCACCAGCCTTCGCGAGCGCCGCGACCTCGTCCGAGAACGTGTCGGCCGTAACCGGCACCGGCGCGGCGGCCGGCTTGAACGCCTTCTGCATGACCGAGCCGTCGGCCTTCTCGATGCTGAAGAACGACGCCGTCGGCACGCACGGCAGGTCGACCAACGAGATCTCACACGGGTTGGCGGTAAAGCGGCGCGCGCTGAGCTCGGCGTCGGCCCAGCGCTTCACGTAGTCGCCGCCGATCGAGAAGCCGGTGTAGACGCCCTCGAGCACCTTGTCCCACTCGGCGTCGTCGACCACCTTCGCGCAGATGTCGATCGCCTTCTCGGCGTCGAGGAAGTCGATCGCGGTCAGCTTGCCGGCGGCGATGTTGTTGTGCATCGCGCGAAGGTTGCCGACCGACTTGCCGTCCGTCGCCTTCGCGACGTCGCCGGACCACTTCTCGAAGTACGGCTTCGAGGTGGCGTAGTCCATGATCTCGCCGGCGCGGTCGACGACTTCCTCCGTCGCGCGGCCGTACACAAGGCGCTTCTCTTCGTCGACCTTGGTCAGACGGGCAAACAGGTTGAGAGACATTGATGGCTCCAGGGAATCGGCGTGCGCCGGGGGTTACTTGGTCTTCAGGACGGCCGTGTTCGCGCAGTGGCATTTCGGATGCGCCGGCGCGCCGTTGCTGCCGTTGGAAAACGTCTCATCGAGGCCGACGATCTCGCCGTCGAGGTCCCGACAGAGGTCGCAGCAGCCCGGCGCCGCGCGCCACTGCTTTCCCTCGACGACCTCGCTCGCCTTCCAGCCGGCGATGTTCCCGGCCGTGTCAGCGAAGCCGGATTCGGTGCGCGCGATGTTCATGGCGCGCTCTTTCGAAAAGCCGGCACCGTCCTTCAGCGCGGCCGCCAGCCGGTCATTGCTCCAGCCGCCGCGCACGGCATCGGTGACGGTGCTGCGGATCAGCTCGCGCGTGCCCTGCGTGATCTGCCACTTCGCGTCCGGGTTCGGGACCAGCTTGCCGTCGGCATCCAACTTCATCCCGACCATCTCGGCCGCGCGCTCGTGCGCCCACGCGGTCGCGTGCTGCGTCATCTGGTCCTTCGTCTCGTCGCCGAACAGGTCGAGTTGCTTGAGCGCTTCAGTGCCGCCGGCAACCGCCACGCGCACGAGTTCGTCCTCGACCGGCTTCGCTAGGTCGCCCCAGTCGGTGAAGTCGACCTTGTCGAGCGCCTCGTCGGCGCGAAACTTCGGATCGTCCTCGGCCATCTTCCCGAGGCCGAGCGTGGCGGCGAGCTGCGCGGCGATCGCGCTGGCCTGCGCCTCGAGGAACGGCTCGAGGATCGCGGCTAGCGCTTCGGTGCCGGCCTCGACGTGCTCGGCGTCCGGGTCAGTACCAGTCAGGGACTTTTTTTTTTCGACGACCGGATGAGCGTGCTTATCAGCAGGCTCCGGTTTGTCTTCCGGTGCAGAAGGCGCAGGCTTGTCGCTGGGAGGCGTGTCATCGGGAGGCTCCTCGCCGGGCGCGCGCGGCGCGCCGCCGGCATGCGCAGCGGCGGCGGACGCTTCCGCTGCGGCGCGCTGCTTCTCTTCCTGCTGCTTGTCGAAGTCCATCACCCCGACGGGGCCGGTCGCCGTATAGACCGCATTGCCCATACCGATCGGATCGTCGCCATCTTCTTGGCGCGCCTCGTCGACCGACTTCGTGCCGTTGCGGACCTTGAGGTCCTGGATCTGCGCGGCGATCAGCGGATCGAGTTCCTCGGCCTGATCCCAATCGAACTCCAGATCCGTCCAGCCGAAGTACTTCCAGACGATGTAGTTGACCAAGTTGCGGATCCAGTTCATCCGCGGCAGCAGTCCCTCCTGCTTCGCCTCTTCCTTGGCGTTATCGGCGGTGGCGCGGTTCATCTGTTTGATGAACGGCGTAGGCGCGGTTGAGAACGCGAAGCAGATCACCCGGGCCAGCCACTCGTCGTACTCATCCTTCAGAGCGAGCGGCTTTGTGTCATGCGGCGTGATACCGCCCGGGATGAATCGTCCCTGCTTCTTCGTCTGCCCGACGGTCAGAGAATCCCACCAGATCTGGAACTGCTTGATCTGGTCCGGCTGCCAGCTATCCGGCACGCCGAACAGCAGGTCCGGCACGTTGCCCTCGGTGTAGTACGACAGCTGGTTCAGCGACCGGCGGATCGAGATATTGACCGTGGTCAGCACCTGCTCGACCGGGCTATACCCGTAAATCTTGTTCGTGCGCGGGTTGCGCGGCCGATAGATCAGCTCGTCGCGCGTGTAGTCGACCGCCTGGATGCCCTTCAGGATCTGCTGGTACGCCGGGTTCGGCGGCAGCGGCGTGCGGCCGTTCGGCAGGATGAAGCGCTTGATCGTCGCGCCGTCCATCGGCTCGAAGCCGTACCAGTCGCTGAGCGTGCCGCTCGGCGCCACGTCGCCGCCCTTCGTCTTCAGCGGGTACAGCGTCGGAGCGTCGATGACGAACAGGTCCTCGAGCAGCATGCGCAGCCACTCGTCCCACATGTGCTCCTTGTCCGGCATCTGGAAGAAGTCGGTGAGCTGCTTGCAGCGTTCGTCCGGCTTCTTCTTCGGGTCGCGCGGCTTGAACTTCCACTTCAGCGCCGCGAGGTTGTCCTTCTCGTTCTCGATGACGAGCCGGAGGATGTCGCAGTTGTCCGCCAGCGCGCGCAGTTGATCGAACGAAACCTGCTCGTACGTCCGCGCACGCGGGATCAGGTTGACGTTGACCGGGAAATCGAACTGGCGCCCGCGCGTCTGCGCGCCGGGGAACTCGGTCAGCGGCGGCAGACCCGGTCCCGGTGACATCCACGCAGTATTCGTGCCCTGGATCACGTAGCGCGAATCGACGACGCCGTAGTTCGGCGTTTGGCCCGTGGCGCGCCCTACCATCGCGCTATCGATGGGGGTTTCCTTGCCGCCGTCAGGCATCTCCTACTCCTAGATGGGTTACTTGTTGCCGTTGGCGGCTTTCTTCGCTGCCTCGGCGTCGGCCGCCTGCTGCTGCATGAACGCGAACAGCCCGGTACCCGGCGCGATCTTGATCGCGTGGGCATAGACCAGCGAGTCGCCTTTGTCCGGCGATCGCTTGATCCGCTTGATGATTTCTTCCTTCGCCTCGATCTGGATGCCGCGGGCGGTCAGCTTCCAGCGCGGCGTCGTCAGGTCGGCGAGCAGTTCGGGATCCGGCGGAATCGCCAGTTCGTCGCCGCCGACCGGATCAAGCGCTTCGCGCAACTTCCAGTACCACTCGGCGCGCGCGTTGACGAATGCGAGCTGGCCGGACTTGTCGCGTGCGTCGGAGCCTTCGGCGCCGTTCATCGCGACCGCCTTCATCCCAATCTTCTCGGCGAGCACGTCATACGGCGAGGTGCCAACGCCGCCGATGTCGATGTTCACCGTTGCGTCATCGCGGCGCATGTTCATGACCAGCGTCGCGACCGCCTGCCCATTCGGCGTCGACTGCCCGGGCTCGCACACCGGCGTGTCGAAGTAGTTGTCGAAGCGCGGCGTCGCGACCGTCTTGTCCTTGCCGCCGCGTGCGACGTCAACGCCGATCGCCGTCATCGGCGTCATCGGCTTCTCGCGCTGCTTCCAGCGCTCCTGCGCGGCCTTCACCCACGCGCTCGGGATCACCTGGAATGCGCTGTCCTCTCGGCCCGCTGCGAAGTCGCCCTTCAGCATCTTCGAGCGCAGCGGTTCGGGCAGAGCCTGCAGCTTCGCAACGTAGCCGGTGCCGGCGTAGTACGGGTTGTCCGTCACGCGGGCCGGAATGAACGTGCGCGACTGCGGTGTGTAGGTCTCCTCGCCGCGCTTTACCGGAGCCGGACTGTCGACCTCGATGTGCTCGTCGCCGACGATGATGTACCAGCGCAGCTCGCCTGGCTTGGCTTGGTTCGGGTGGTTCGGGTCGAGCCACGGCGCGAACCATTCCAGCAGCCAGTCGCCTTCCGGATCGGTCGGCGGGTTCGAGCAGAGCAGCAGCTGGCACTTCTGGTCCTGATGCTCGGTCCGGATCCACGTCGTCAGGAACTGGACGAACGCTGCGGGGAAGTTCGCCGCCTCGTCGAAGACCAGTAGGTCGTGCGGCCGACCCTGCAGCTTCTTGAGATCCTTCTCGTGCTGCACTGAGCCAAACCGGATGAACCGGCTCTTCTTCTCGAAGTTGCAGCGCCACCAGCCCTTTTCGTTGTAGCTGCCGTGCGCGCTAAACATTTCCTTCGAACGCTCGACCATGCCCTCGAGCTGCGGGAACTCCCGGCGCAGGATCAGCGACCGCCGGTGCTTCGTCAGCGCCTTCCCCAGCGCGAGGTCGGATTTACCGCCGCCCGCCGCGCCGCCGTATAGGATCAGGTCGGCATCACACTCATACGCTTGGCTCTGCGGGCCCGGCAGCGGAATCCACTTCTGGCTCTGCAACAGAAGCCTGTCCAGCTCGTCGCGCTCTTGCTGCGTCAAGTAGGGCAGTAATTCGGCTAGCTCGTTCGGCGTCGGAGAGTTCATGGGTTTCGATAGGGCCGCCGTTGCGGCCGGTGATCTCCGTCTTCGTCACATCGCGCCACTTCTCGGGCTGCCGGTTCTTCAGCCAGAAGATCGCGGCCGTCGTATCCGGCGCGTAGTGCTTCCGGATCTTCGTCTTTCGCAGCTTGCCGCCGATCACCCGCAGGTCGAGGTCGTCGTGCTCGTAGCCTTTCGCTCGGTTGAAGAGGCTGTCCGCGATCTCAGCGTCCGCGAGCGACTTGCCGCTTTTTATGGACTGTAAAAACTCCGGATGCTGACGCTTCCAGTTGTTCAGCGTCTTCTCGGCCACCCCGAAGAAGTCGGACAGTTCGGAGTCGGTCGCACCGAGCTTCGTCAGCTTCGCGGCCTGCTCGGCGTACTCCGGGCGATACGAGCTGGGACGACCGCCTTTCGGCTTCGTCGCTGGTTTGGTTGGAGTACCCATGGCATGAGGAAGAACATTTCTCTCAGCCCGCGGGCGGCGAGCATGATCTACCGGCGAGCCGCCGGGCGTGGAAAATAAAAAGCCCGCGACCGGTTTCCCGGTGCGGGCGGAAAGGTCTCAGCGAGACCTGGAGGAGACACGGTGGTTGCGGGGCGCGGAATCGAACCGCGTGCTGCGAGGTTATGAGCCTCGCTGTCTACCGGTGGCTTACACCCGCAATGAAGGTTGAGAACGGGCTGGTGTACTCGCTCTCAGCATGGGGCCTCGGATTCGAACCGAGACTGCACGGATTTGGAGACCGGCCGGCTACCGTTACCACAACCCCAAGCTGAGAGCGCCTCGTTTCGTGAGGCGGCCGGCCGCGCAGCGCTACGCAGGCACCAGTTCGTCATTCGCCGGACTCGCGCCGGCACCCAATCTGTTCACCGTCCGGCGGCGCGCTCCCGCTCCTGTTCAAGATCTTCCTGCGTCATGTCGGATATCGAGATCAGGTCTGCGCCCGGAAGCAGCCGCATCGCGCGCAGCCGCGCGTCCAGCACGTCGCGGGCCCACGCGATCGCCTTGGCGTTGTGCTCGCGGCAGCTTCCGTTGCTCGAGAACTCGAACCCGTCTACCGTGATCTCGACACGGCGCCCGGTGTGGTCGATCGTGATCCGGCCGAAAGCGGTCAGATCGTCATAGGCGACGTCGGCCGCCGTCAGCACCATGCCGCCGCTCAAAGCAGCCCCTTCAGCTCGTCGACGAGCGCCTTTGCGTCGTCGGACAGCGGCAGGCCCGGCGCGCCGGCGATCGCGCGCTTCAGCGCGTCGATGTGCTGGTGCAGCCACGCCATCAGATTGTGCTCGTCGGTCTGGCCGGCGTCGAACGCGCGGCGACCGAGCTGCTCGACGCGGTGCAGCAGTGGCACGGCGACCACGGTGGCCGTATCAGCGAGCAGTGTGACCTCGCCACTGGCGATCTGTTCGCCGGCCGGTACGGCATCGGTACTCAGCGGCTCATTCAATGCTGGCGCGCCATCATCGCTAGCGGCTGCGCCGGTCGTACCATCCGTCAGCGCGCTCGCGGTCACGGCGGATTGCGTCGAGCCGGCATCCGCCTCCGCAGGCGCAGCCGAACCGAACTCCCCCACCGGAGCGGCGCCAGCGTCCGTCGGGGAGGTGGGTTCCGTCGACGCCAACGCGGCATCTGCCGTTGCGCCGCCACCAGCATTCGTTACGCCATCGGCGCCTTGCATTGCATTGAGGTCGGACATCGCCTCGTCTCCTAGTCGTGGAATGAAAAAAGCCCCGGGCCATCTCTGGCACGGGGCTTTCTGGGGCAGTTCTCACCAACTAGACAAAATGGTAGCTGTCCGTAACACGAATTGCAACGCACGACTGTGAACGGCAACGCACGACCGCGCAAGGTCACGCAGTAGCCTGTTCCCTCCCTTCGACAAGCCCGGTGCGCACGAAGTACTCGGTCAGCTTGTCGATCGCCCCGTTTTCGAGTGCCTTCAGCCGCGGGCAGATCGCGTCGTACGCCCGTTTGTAGGTCATGTGGCTGGCACCGAACGACTTCTCCAGATCGCGGAAGCTGATCTTCGCCTTCTCCTCGCCGACGTAGTGGCGCGCGATGATGCAGTCCATCGCGAGCTCGGACACCGACCGGAACTCGCCGGCGAGATACTTCGAAAGGTTCTGGATAGCCTGCGACCGCTCCTTCAGGAAGTAGAGCCGCACCGTTCCGTCCGGCAGGCGTTCGTCGCCCATCTGGCCGAACCGCGCGAGGATCACCCACTGCTCGCGGTCGACGAGCTTCGTCTGCACGGCGCTCGCCACCTCGGCGCACTGCCCGCGCACCTCGATCGGCACGAGGCCCCCGAAGTTGACCGTCCCATCGTTGCTTCCGTACAGGTATTCGAGGAACGCCGCCTGGCGCTTGTTCAGCGTGCCGAGCGACTCGATGATCCGGATCAGCGTCAGCCGGAGGCCGTTCTTCTCGCGGACGGGCTCGCTCATTACGAGATACGCGACGTGAAGGGCTTGCTGGGTTGAGCGGAAGATGGCGTCCATGATGGCTCTATTTTGGTTTGGCGTTGCATTGAATAACAATTGGCCGAACAGTGTATCTGTCGCATCGGCGGCTGTCCTCAATACACTTCGATGGTCGGCGCGCACGAATATCACATGCCACTTCCGGACCACCGAATGGAGATTTCAGCAAGTTTCGACAGCCAGCACACGTGCGCGCCATCGCTCGTTTATCGCCTTCCTCTCGGCGCGCATACACGTCCTGCGGATCACGGTAGGTCCAGCGTTCGCCTTCGTCCTGCCGTCGCCGCGTCACGCGTCCTCCTCGCCGGTTATGCCAAGGAACCGGTAGTCGACGCCGCGCCCCGGCTCGTCGTGGCTGGCCGCGCGCCATTCGGCGGCAAACTGATGTACCCACGGCCCAGTAGCTGGAGGTATCACCAACTTCGGTTCCGGAGTAGGCAGAGGCGTCCAACGCGGGGTGCTAATCGCCCGCATGTTGCGCATCCGCTCCCGGGCCTGGTCAATGCGGCCACCCTCGACGCCCTTCGCGAACCCGGCGAGGTAGTCCAGCGCGTGCGCCACCTCCGGGAACTCGGCGAACCAGCGGCGCGCCTCGACGCACTCCACGCGCCAACGGTCCAGCTCTTCAAGCTCGCGCCGCGCGACCAGTCGTTTCAGCCATTCGAACATGTCGTCTCTCCCCTCAATCCCATTCGACGCCGCGCTGCGCGGCCCACGCCTGCGTCCGCGTGATCAGGTCCGCGTACTCGCCGATTGTGATCTTCCCGCGCGCGGTCGAACGGCGCGTGCGGCGGATCTTCCCGCCTTCGCTCACCGTTTCGGCCATGCCGAGGAATTCGAGCACCAGCTTCTCGTGCCAGTACGTCGCCGGCTGCAGCTCTCCGTCGTCGTCCGGCACTTCCTCGGCGATCCGCGGCAGCACCACGCCGTGCCAGAACGCGCGCTGCGAGTCGAGCGCGTCGTGGTCCGGGCTCGTGACGATCACCATCAGCGGCTTGCCGCGGTCGATGAACGACTGCGCGTGCGCCTTCACCACCTGCACGACGGACGCCCAGACCATCGGCGAGCGCAGCATGAACGCGTGAAAGAGTCGGTCAGACATCGTCATCCCTCCAGTCCGGCGGAAGGCCGCGCACCAGCCGCGCGCGCGCCGCCGCCTGCATCGCCTCGATCGTCGCCTGCGCGCCGAAGCTGCGCGGCGCGGCCGGCAACTCCTCCGGCTCCGGATCGTTTTCCGGTTCCTCGGGCAGCGCGCGGCCGGTGCGCCGCAGGATTGCGATCGCCTTCGGGAGCGCCTCCGACGACCGCATCGACGCCGCGCGGCGGTACAGCGCCTGGCGCTTCGGGTAGCCAAGGTTGTCGGGCAGCTTCGAGAACGCGCAGCCGATGGTCATCGAGTGCAAGATCGCGTCGAGGCAGATTCGGTCGCTGAAGCGCGACGGCGCGCCGCGCTGGTACACGTACGTGCTGAACAGCGGCTCGACCGCCTTCCATTCGGCGTCCGTCAGCGGCTTGTATGCGGCAGCTACCATACTCATCGCGCCACCTCGATGAGGAACGGCTCGCGCACGCCGGCGGAAAACCGCTGCGCAGCGCAGAGCGCTGTGCGCACGCGCTGTTCCGGTTCCATGCCGCTCGTGCTGTAAAGCGAACCAAGCGCAAATTCCTGACCGCAGCCGCAAGCGTCGAAGTTGGTCGCGCTTTCACCGATCTGATAGTCACTTTCGACGCGGAAGACGCGCCCGCGGTACGCGCACAGGAACGTGCCGGCTTCCTCTCGCTCGTTCTCGCGAAGCGCGAAGCCGCCCTTTTTCAGGCATTCGCGCACCGCGTCGACGAACGTCGTGCACATGAAGGCAAATGTGTCGACGCCCTCGCGGTGATCCGGAACCGACAAGCTATGCCCGAGCAACTGGCCCATGCGGTAGGAAGTCGTGAAGCCGATCAAGAACGGCCCGACGCGATAGATCTTCGGATCCAGACGGTCCCATACCGTCCAGCCGCCGACACCAGCCGAATCGGCGCCCATGTAGATGCCCGTCTCATGTTTGACGGCCACGATGCAGGTCATGACGCCTCCTTTGGAGTGGCTCGGAAATACGCGACGTGCAGCCCGTCGCACGATTCCGCAGTCGTCCAATCGAAGCCGTGCACCTCGCCGAGCGCGGTCCAGAAGGCTTCGGCACCTTCGAACCTGTTCCAGCAGACCTCGCCACCGCGCTGGACCACCAGCAGCGCGGGCGGGTTGCACTGCTGCGTGAAGATCTCGTATTCCAGTGGCGACATCATGTACAGGCGTTTCGTCATTTCGTGACCTCGATGAGACCGCGCTCGATCAGCGCGATATGGGTTGCTGCGATCCATTCGAATGCGAGCTGGCGACGCTCGTCGCGGGTGTAGTGCGCACCTTGGTCGTAATCGCGGTGGCAGTCGGGACAGAGCGGGAACAGCGCGGCATCGCTCGCCTTCATCGACATGCCTTTGCCGTGCTCCGGCAGGTTCGAGTGCGCAGCCTGAGATGGGCCAGGTTTGCCGCAGCATGCGCACGGCAGCGATGCGACAGCGCGCCGATACCGCTCCGACCGGAAGGTGAGCGTTTTCGGGATTCCGACACCGATGAGGCGTGCTACCACGGCCACTCCTTCGGCGCGTCAGCGACCGGCAGGAACTCGCGTACGAGGAAGTGCCCGAAGCCGAACGGGATCCGCCACTCGCGCGCGACCAGCACGTCGCTGCGCGATTCCTCGTAGTACTGGGGCAGCGCGAACAGGCCGTCCGCGAGCAGCACCGCCTGCTGCGGCTGCAGCGCAGGGCCGCCCTGCTTCGTGTAGACGCCGTCGGCGCCCAGTTGAATCACAAATCCGCTCACGCTCCCTCCCCGCGCGCCGCCGCGCAGCGCTGACACACTTCGAATTTGCCGCGCTCGAGCAGCCCGGCCGGCCCGACCTCGAATCGGGTGTGACCGCACGCCGTCGTGACCGGCGTGATCAAAGTGGGTATTCCGTCGATCGATACCGCGCGCGGCGCTTCACGCCGGAACCAGTGCGCGCGGCGGCCGAACGCGGCGAGAACCGCATATCCTTCGCGCCACTGCAGCGCGACCGGCTGCCCGGCAGGTACGTCGGCGATGCGGCCGTTGAGGATGAGGCGTTCCATCAGGCCGCCTCTTCAACATTGTCCGTCACGTCCATGGGCTGGCAGTACACACGACCGGCCCCGATGTCTGGCACCTTGACCAACCCGCGCGCCGCCGCGAACGGATCGCTGCACACCTTCCGACGCGCGCGGTAGCGCCGTGACTTCTCGGTGCCCGTCAGGCGCGCCGGCTCCGGCGCGTTTCGCCCGGGACCTGCGATGAACATCGGGACGGGCTTTCCGCCTGCGGCACGCCTGATCCACTTCAGGATGTGGAACGGCGCCGAAGGGCCAGCGACTTTCTTGTTGGCGTACTTGCAGACGCCCGCCCGCGACAAGCCTGTTCGCGCGATCAATTCGGGCGCCGTCCCGGGGCCGTTCTTCAGTTCTTCCGCGATCCTGTCCAGCACATATCCGGGCACGCCGCGGGCCGAATGCGGGCGCGGGCCGAACTTCAGCTTCTTCTTCGCGTGGGAAACGACCTGCTCGTACGTCCGATCGCCGAACAGGTGCAAGTGCTGCTTCAGGTTCCCCTCGGCGAACCAGTACTTCCGCAGCAGCTCTTCTTGCTCCGCAGTCCACTTCATCACGCGCCCTCCTGCTTCAGCCCGACGTGCAGAATCGCCAGCGCGTCGGCCGTGTCGTCTTCGTCCGCACCGACCTTGAAGCCGCGCTCGCGCGCGGTCGCGATCATCGCGTCCTTGTTCGCGTTGCCGCGGCCGGTCCACGCCTTCTTCACGGTGCCGACCGACACCGGCACCAGGCGCACGCGCTGCACGTCGCACCACGCCTCGAGGTGCGCGACGAAGCCGCCATAAACGTGTGCTGCGATGACGTTCGGGCGCTCGCGCGGGCCGTGCGCGCTAACGTGCTCGTAGTAGATGGCGTGGATCTCGCCGGCGGCCGCGTAGTGGTTGCCGAGCATCGCGCGGAAGCGCAACCAGCGTTGACCGGGGCCTTCCTTCGCGCGCGCGGCCAGGTTGCGCGTGCCGTACGTGAGCACACCGCCGCACGACAAGGCCCAACCACACGACGTCCCGAGGTCGAGCGCGAGGATGTTCAGGGTCGGCTCGCGCGCGGGCGCCGGCGCGACGTCGAAGTCGGTCATGATTTCAGTCATCGTTGAAGCCTCGGGATTTGGAAGGTGCGGTGCGCGGCGTCGGCACGTACCCCATCGCGAGGTCGCCGAACTTCGCCTGCTCGTGCACGAACGACGCGTACGCCGTGCCGAGCGCGCCGTTTCGCTGCTTCGCGATGATGATTTCCGCGACGCCCGGGTCCGGCGTGTTCTCGTGGTAGACCTCATCGCGGTACAGGAACAGGATCGTGTCGGCATCCTGCTCGATCGCGCCGGAGTCGCGAAGGTCGGCCATGATCGGCCGCTTGTTCGGACGCTGCTCGAGCGCGCGGTTCAGCTGCGACAGCGCGATCACCGGGATGTCGAGCTGCTTCGCGAGCGCCTTCAGGCCGGCCGAGTAGCTGGCGATGCGCAGGTCGTGGCGCTCGTCCGGGCCGCCGGTCATGAGCTGCAAGTAGTCGACGACGAGCAGCTTCAGCCCGTGCTTCCGCTTCACGGCACGCGCGCGGCTCGCGATGTCGGCGAGGGTCATCTGCGACATTTCGTCGACGAGCAGCGGAAGCTCGGCCAGGCGACCAACGACTTGTGTCAGCTTCGGCCAGTCGGAATCGGTGAACTGCGATCCGTTGCGCACGCGGTGCAGCGCGATGTCGCCCTGCCGCGCGATCGCGCGCTGGGTCAACTGCGCGCCGGGCATTTCCAGCGAGTCGACCAGCGCCGGGCCAAAGTTGGCGGCGACGTGCTCAGCGATCGCCATCGCCATCGCGGTCTTTCCCATCGACGGCCGGCCGGCCAGGATGATCAAGTCGCCGCCGCGCATGCCACCGCCAAGCTTGTAGTCGAGATCGGACAGGCCGGTCGACGTCGCGGTCGGCGTGTTGCCGTGGTACTCGCTGTCGATCGTCTGGACGACTGGCGTCAGGTACTCGCCGATGAACTTCGGGCCGTCCGTGCGGCCGTCGGCCAGCGTCTCGAACTTCGATTGCGCAATCGCGACCAGTTCGTCGGCACTGCGCCCCATAGGATTCGCCACCTCGGCACCGATCTCGTCGACGGCCGACAGCAACTGCCGAAGCTTCGCGCGCTCTATCACGATCTCGGCGTAGCGGCGGATGTTCGCCGCACCCGGCGTGCTCTGCACGACCGAATTCAGGTACGGCAAGCCGCCGGTCCGATCGAGCGTCCCGTCGACGGACAGCCGATCAAACACGGTAACCACATCGGCCGTGCGGCCGCTGATGACCAACTTGCTGATCGCCTCGAAGATGATCCGGTGCTCGTACCGGAAGAAGTCGCTGGCGCGCAGTTCGCCGATCCGGTCGATCGCGTCGTTGTCGATCATCAGCGCGCCGAGCACCGACTGCTCGGCCTCGATGCTTTGCGGCACGGCGCGCACGCCGTCCTCGAAGTATTGGTCGGTGGCGTTCATGCTGCATCCTCGACCGTATCGAACAGAGACGGCATCGAGTACTGTTGCTCGGCCGCGCGCAGGTAGTGCACTTGGTCCATGAAGTAGGTCGAGTTGAGCTCGGATCCGGCGCCGCGGCGCCCCTTCAGGATCGCGCGATACGGCACGGTGCCGAGCCCGCAGAACGGGTCATACACCAGTTCGTCGGGATTGCTGTAGCGCTCGATGAGGCGGTCGACGATATCGAACTGCAACGGGCAGACGTGCTTCTCGACCGCGCGCTTCGCCTGCTCGCTATTGAGCGTCAGCATGCGCGTGACGTCATGCCAAATATCCGGGTGGTGCGAACCTGGCGCGAGGCTCATGAACGTCGACGGCAGCGCGCCGCGGGCCTGAAGCTCTTCGCCGATCTTGACGTGGAACTCGTAGTCGTACACGTTCTCGAGTGTGTACTTCGTGAAAAGGCTCGCGAGCTGATCCGGACCGAGAGCTGCGAGCTCTTCGGCGGTCAGCAGCCGGTCGCCGCTTGAGCGCCAGAAGGCATGTGCGTCGATCTGCCAGCGCGCCAGGCTGTATTCGTCCTTCGACTTGCGAATCGGCACATCGGCATACCCCTTCGAACGGTCAGTCTGCGGCTTGTGGAATAGCAGCACGTATTCCGGCGATCCGACGGCCATCTTCGAGCCGTCCTTGCACATCTCGGTGTACCCGAGGCGGTACGTCTGGTTGTTCTCGCGCACGACGTCAGTGTTGATGGTGATCATTCCGCAGTAGTCGAAGCCGTGCTTGCGCCCGTGGAAGAGTGCCTCGGCATGGAACGGGCTCACGGTCGGAATGCCGGCGCCGGTCACATTGCCGAACAGGATCCGGTCCTTCACATGGCACGCGTAGATGCGGCCCGGCTTCAGGATGCGCAGCAGTTGCGGCGTTAGGAAGTCCATCTGCCGCCAGAAGTGATCGTTGTCTTCGGTGTGACCGAAGTCGTTGTAGCTCGGCGAGTACTCGTAGTGGTTCGCGAACGGGATCGACGTGATGATCAGATCGACATGGTTGTCCGGTAGCTGGCGCGCCTCTTCGACGCAGTCGTTGTTCGCGACCGCGAAACGATCGCCGGTTACTTCGATTCGCTCGACGCCGATCGTGCGCGCGAGCGTCTCCTGCATCGCGAGCTGGTTGAGTCCGTACTTGCGAATGATATCGGTCATCTTCTGCACCATCTGTTCGTGTTGCGCCCATTTCTGCTGCAGCGTGCGCAGCACTTCGCGCTCGGCCTCGCTGTACACGATGTCGATGCGCACGCGGTGCGGCTGCTGGAAGCGTTGAACGCGGTGGATTGCCTGGATGAAGTCGTTGAATTTGAAGCCGATGCCCGCGAAGATCTCGCGATGGCAGTGACGCTGGAAGTTGCAGCCCGAGCCAGCAATGATCGGCTTCGTCGACAGCAGCCGATATGCGCCCTTCCCGAAGTCCACAATGCGCTGTTCACGTTCATCGAGGTCCTGCGTGCCCCACACGCTCACCGCATCCGGCAGAGCATCCTGAATCGCGTGGCGCTCTGTCTCGAGGTCGTGCCAGATGACGAAGTGATCGGCTGGGTCTGCATCGACGATTTCCGTCACCTTCGCGATGCGCGCCGGCAGACTGTCGCGCTTCTCGGCTGCCGCCGCGCTCAAACCGAGCGCAGGATCCTGGAACATCAGCACCTGGCCGTCGCGGTCGGTGCCGGCCTTTGCGTAGTCTGTCGGCACCTCGTGGTATCGCACGTCGAGTTCGGGCAGCGCGTACCCGTCGTCGCTGTAGCCAAGGTCGCTCGGGCGCTGGATGAACACCGCCCAGCTCGCAACCCAAAGCCAGAATTCCTCTTCCTTGTGCGGGTACAGCGTCAGGTTCCCGGCCTTCTCGCTGTCGCGCTGGAAGAAGCGTGTGAGCGCCTGGCCGCTGTCCATCACGCCGAGGAACGCCGCATAGTGGATCAGCTCCTTGAAGCGGTTCGGGCTCGGCGTAGCGGTGTTGACGAATTTGAACTCGACGCCATCGAATAGCGGCAGGAACTCCTGAAAAGTCTTGCTTCCGAAGCTACGCAGGATGCTCGCTTCGTCCAAACTCGCCGCACCGAATAGGCTAGGCGTGATCTTTCCCTCGCGGACCGACTCGTAGTTCGTCAGGTAGATCTCGCGCTCGTCGCCAATCTCGCTATCGGTTCGGATGAAACGTACGCGCACCGAGTGTTCCCCGGCAAAGTGTTCGGCGGCCTGCCCGATGAACTCGTGGCGCACGCCGAGCGGCATCACGATCGCGCGCAAGCACGTGCGACGCGCGCCGATGAGGCGCATCAACTCGATCTGCGTCGCGGTCTTGTGCAGCCCGAACGACGCAAACACGGCTCGCCGGCCGCCCTTCAGTGCCCAGCGCACGATGTCGCGTGTGTGGGGCTTCAGAACCGGATTGAGGTCACCCGGCTCGACGTCGAAACCGGCGAAGCTCGCCATCCGGATCTTACGGCGCAGGAAGTCGATATAGGTGTCGGCGTTCATGCTGCGTCCCGGTGATATTTGTTTTCGAGGCATTTCGCGAAGGCCTCGGGAGACATGAGGAAGTCGATGTCGGCGATGAACGGCGGCTTTCCGGGCTGGGCCTTCGCCTTCCCGGTCAGGAACTCCGACTGCGCGCAGACCGTGAAGAACGCGCGCCACGCGTTCAGGCCCGCCTCGACGGTCGAATAGCCGAATGGCTTGCAGTCCAGCTTCGAAGCCTCGCGCCAGCGCGCCGCGATCGCGCGCTTCCGCTTGTCGTTCAGCACCTTCACCCGAGGGTTGTCGGGCATCAGGTCGTGGTAGGCCTTCACGATGCGGGCGATCGGGCAATGGAGCGCGGCGGATTCCGAATCTCCAGCATTCGCGACGGCCGCGCCGAGCAAGTCGACGACAGGCGCGGGAGCGCCCGAGTCGACAGAGGCGTTAGCCTCTTCATTCCCTTCCTTTCCCTTCCCTTCCTTTCCCTTCCCTTCCCCACGTGCATGCACATGCGCGCATATGCGTTGCATGTCATCCAACGTGTAACCGTCACGTGCAAGGTCTTCGATGAGGGCTTGTCCTTGCACCGGACGAGCCGAATTGCAGGACCGGCAAAGGGTGCGCAGGTTGGCTGGCGCGTGGGTCCCGCCGATGGCGCGCGGAAAGATATGATCGACCGTCAAATCCTCGGTGGACGGGCACCTGCGGCATTTATATCCGTCTCGCGCGAGGATCGTTTCGCGCAGCGCAGGTGCGACGTTTTCACCCCTGTATTGATAGGCGTCGGCATCGTCATCGCTTGCATGTGCATGCACATGCGTTTCCGTGCATGCATCGACTGGCGCAGGCAAGTTCGATTTCGCCTCGCGCTGATTGATCGTCTGGTGCTTCAGGAAAGTCGGGATGAACCCGTAGGGCTCGCCGTCTACAACGTACTTTCGAACGAATCCGGACGTCGTCAACGCGTCAAGCACGCGTGAAAAGTCGACGGCGTCGTGCGGCAGAACTGCGAGTTTCAGGGTGCGGGGGCGCCATTTGAATCGGCCCTCGCGATCGGCGCACGTGAAGAGGCCGATGAATGCGACGCGAAGCGGCAGGCCCGTCTCCTGCTCAGCCTCGAACAGATCTTCATGGGTGAAGAGCTCGGGCTTCACGGTCCTAATGCGACCCATTGCTGCCGTCCTTACCGCGAGTGGTGACGTACGCGCGCAACTGCACGAGCGCATCGCCGGCCATCCAGCGGGCCGCGTCGAGCGTCGTTGCTGCGCAAATTCGATAAAGGAGTTCCGATACCTCGGCGAGCCGCGGGTCGGTGATCGGGTAGCCGTCGCGCGTGAACTTCAGCTCGTCGACGCGACGCGCGAGCGCGCGCTCGGTCGGGGTCTGGGATTTCATGGCTCTACCTCACCCACGCGTACAGGAGGCCGAACACCAGCGCGATGGAAACGGCGACCAACTGGTCGATGTACATGTCGATCATGCTGACCTCTTCACTGAACGCATCGCCACCGTCTGCCCCTGCAACCGATCCAGCGCCGCGGTGGCTTTGGTGAGAACGTCGGCCGCGCACCGAATCGTCTCGACGAGCTTCACGGCGTCGTCTTCCGGGCACTTCCGGTCCGGGCGCGCGTGCATCGTCTCGTCGCACACGTAGAACAGGGGCTCGAAGCTGCCGCAGAACCTCATCAGCGCGATGACCTGGCTGAAGCGGAAATGCTCGTCGCCCTTCGGGTTCAGGCAGGTCTTCAGCTTCGCGTACGCGCTCTCGGGTTTCATGTCAGGCCAGAGGAAGGAGGCAACTTCCTTGATCGTCTTCCCGCTGTTCGAGACCATGAGTTGAAGCGCCTCATGCTCGTCTTCGTAGAACATTTTCGTTTGCATCCATGTAGCGCTGACGCGCCCCCGGCTTGGTTCTCAGGCTGCCGCTCTCCGTCTCCCCCCTCTCGCCCCCATATCGTTAGGGGTTCATAGGGTTTCTCGTTGCGGCCCAAAAAGTGGACCCTGCGGTCCATGAACTACTTGCAGGAAGTCGAATGACAGTCGACCTCTCAGCCCCCGGTGTTTCTGTGAACCGCCCGCAAGTTGCGGACGGTTCAGGCCGTCATCTATTCGTGGTTCGCGAATTCGCCGTGATAGCGCTTCGCCCCTTCTGCGTATGCCTGCTTTGCCGCGTCCAACGTCCCATAAGAGCCGAGACGAATTCGCGATCCGTTCGCATAAATCTCGACGTAATACCGTCCTCTCCGCTGGTCAAAATGAACGCCTTTCACCCCCAACTTGTTCTGGGGAAGTACGGGCCGGTTCATCATGTTTTGGGAGTGCATACACCGCCGAATGTTGTTGCGACGGCAATTGAGGGGATCACGGTCGCGGTGGTCGACGAGCTCTCCACGCTTCGCGTCCAAGATGAATCGATGAAGGTAGACAACCTTCCCGTCGATCTTGGCTTCAGCGTAGAAATAGACCTGACCGGTGCTCGACGTGATCTTGGCGGCGCGCCATTTGCGGCACGACACGCGCTCAAGATCGCTCTCGTCGATCCACGCGACCAACCCATGCTCGGCCGCGTGCTTACCGGTCAACTTGATCGCCACTGCACCCACCGCTATCTCCCATTTATTGCCCCCGCAAACGACGTAAAAAAGCCCAGCCCTTGGGCCGGGCGAACCAACGCGCACGGGGTTTGCGCGAGGAGACCACTGGTAATCGCAGCGCTCGCGCGCCGCGGAGAATTCGATCAGCCGTCAGGTCACGGTGTCGCTCGCTGCGGCCGGAACGGCGCCGTAGATCATTTCGAACGTCACCGTCTGACCGTGCTGCTTCGCAAACTGGATCAGGCGGCGCGCGACGGCCGGCGTCGGCTCGCACTCACCCCTCTCGAACTGCGAGATGGCCGACTGCCCCAGTTCGAGGCCTTTGGCGAGGGCGGATTGCGAGAGCCCGAGGCTCTTGCGGATAGTGGCGATGGCGTTCATGAAGTACATAGTAGTCGGACTGCTATTTAATGTCAACAGCCCGGCTGTTTGCTAACTAGCGGCCCGACTTATATTGTGCGGCCATGCCAGCAAAACCCTTGACCCCGGAACAGCTCGAAGACGCTGCACGCTTGCGTGTGCTCTTCAAAAAGTGGCAACAGCAGCAGAAAGATCTTGATCGGCCATCGTCTCAAATGGAGGCTGCAGCGCAACTAGGATTCAACCAGAGCGCGCTCAGCCAGTATCTGCGGGGAGAGATTCCTCTCAACATCCGGGTTATCGCGAAGTTTGTTGCGTTGCTCAATTGCAAAGCCGAAGAAATCAGCCCAACACTTGCGGAAAATTTTGCCGATTTGGTTTCTGCGATAGATTTATCGACTAACATTGCGAGCACAGGTGAACGTGTGTCCGCGCAAATGAAAAACCATTCGCTGACGGCAAATTCAGGAAATACTGAAGAGGTCGTAAACCCTAGTATTCACCCTAATACAAAACATGTGCACAATACGAACCTACAGATCGCGCAGCGGTTTTCGAAAGAGTTACTGGCCGCTGTATCTGAGGGGCGCGTGACCGACGAATTGCTTGATACCTTAGTCAAGGTTTTCAGAATGGGAACCTCTATTAATGAGGCCGGTCCGCAGGGCAATCAGCACCATACGAAAATGGTGAAGGTACGTGGATCACGGAAACGGGGAACGGACACGTAGCAATGTTGTAGCGCTCGACGAGTACCGGCGCATGCGTTCGCGCGCCGATGAAAGGCAAAAATTGGGCCCGACGGGACTTGATGATGGGGCAACGCACCTTTATATCGATTTGATTGATGGTCGGCTCGATTACGGGCTCGTAAAAGTTACCGAAGAAAATGCGCTCGTACTGCTTGAGCCGTGGATATTTCTCGGATCGCAGCTGATTCGTTTTTATTCAGGATAACAGCGCAGTAACACAGGGGACCAGCATGAGTAAAACTGTTTTCGCCATATGCACGGCAACCGCTGTTTTAACGGGTTGCTCAATGGCTCGTGGCGTGCATGAGGATCTGGCGCCTGCCGCGCTCGTCACTGGGTCTGTCAACACGACGGGCCACGTCGACCTCTACCGGGACGGCCAGTTGCCTCAACGCCCGATTATCCGGATCGCCAAGGTGGCGGCACACGGGAATTCGTACGCGACCAAAGAGACGCTTGAGGCCACCCTCGTCGACGAGGCCCTGAAGCTCAACGCGGATTGCGTCATCATTGCGGGAGCGAACGTCACGGACGATGGCACGATTGGCTCGTACGGTGGCCACATCTTCTCATCGGCCGTCATCCGGAAGCCGCACCTCTATGGCATTGCCTGCAAGTACTCAAAGGTGCGCCTGGGCATCGTCCCGAACAAAGACGGCGTCGTGAGCTACGTCGCTACCGGGTCCGCTGCCGAAAAGGCCGGCATCGTCGAGGGCGACAAGCTGGTCGCTATCAACGGTATTCCCGTGGTCGGCAACCCGTTCATCATCGATACTCAGGTCGCGAGCAAAAACCCGGGCGACCAGGTGACCTTAGAGATTCTTGATCACGACGGCCACAAGCAGCGCAAGGTCTTCACCCTCCCGGCGTTGACCAGCGCTCAATAACCCGCAGGCGGCTCGGGATGGCGACGTGACGACCGCTCTGATCAAAGGTAGCGAGCCGATTGATGTGATCAGTGCGTCGATGGATGCACTACTGGCTGTCGCTTTCCCCCGCTCCCGCGCGATCCGCTACCCGTTGGCGGTCGAATTGTCGCAGCAAGCGACTCGATATACACGAACGACGACTACCAGCGGCGAGTACCACATTGCCGTCTTCGCACGGTCCCGTGAACAAGCAGCCCGCGCTTTGGCCGTGACTCGCGCACTCGATGGACAAAAAGCGGAGTACTTCTCCCGCGGTAAACAAATTACAGACCTCCGTCGACTGTCGCTGATCATCGATTGCTTTTTGCGCTCATGCGAATGCACCGATCCGGCAGCACATTGCTTGCGCGTAATCGGCAACCCGTTCTCAGAAGATGGAAGTGGCGCATCAATTTCCATGTATGGGAGCCCTCGTCTCCCGCTCTACCTGTGGCCGTGCACGTTCATGCTGTCCTGGAACACTCCGCAGTTGCAGCGGCAGCACCCTTCCAGGCCAGAAGATCAACTTCAAGCCCGCGCGGTCGCTGCTGGCTGCGACATCTGTCCGAACTTCAAACCTGTCCTGATCCGCGCCTAGCGTAGCAGCCTGTCGTCGACACGCTAGCCACCGCAGGTCCCCCTACGGTCTCGGAAAAATTATTAGCCCGGCTGTTGACTTTGAAAATCAGTCCGACTACTATCCAAATCAACAGCCCGACTGTTTTAACCAAGGGGGCAGGAGCCAGCCATGAAGCACATCGCAACCGTCATGTTCGTTCTCGCCATCGCCGCGGTTATCGGCAGCGTCGTGAACCGCGAGCTGCACTTCGTGGCTGACCAGATTCACGCGGCGCTTGTCGTCGCACCGACGCGCTGACCACCCGCTCCCGCTACAGGAGAAAACCGTGACAACCGACGTGAATAACTTCGACCCGCGCTTCACCGTCACGCTTGCGGCGCTCCGCAAAGCCGGCGCGTGCTACGAGGGCTACAACAAGCTGGTTCGCTCGATCCAGGGCAAAGCGTTCAGCGCGGAAGACGCGGATCGCAACAGCTACATCCCCTTCAAGCACGACGCCGAAATTCCGTTGCTCGACATCCTCAAGAGCAACGGGCTCGACGATGCGCTATGGACGCTACGCTGCATATCGGGTGCCGACCGCGATCTGCGCTTGTTCGCCGTCTGGTGCGCGCGGCAAGTCGAGCACCTCATGCAAGACCAGCGCAGCAAAGACGCACTGAACGTCGCCGAACGCTTTGCTAACGGGGAGGCTACCGATGAAGAACGGGACGCCGCACGGGACGCCGCATGGGACGCCGCATGGGACGCCGCACGGGCCGCCGCACGGGACGCCGCACGGGCCACCGCATGGGCCGCCGCATGGGCCGCCGCACGGGCCACCGCATGGGCCGCCGCATGGGCCGCCGCAGGGGGCGCCGCATGGGCCGCCGCACGGGCCGCCGCAGGGGCCACCGCATGGGCCGCCGCATGGGCCGCCGCATTAGACGCGCAAAAAGAGATGTTCGAGCGGATGTGTCTCGGCACCGCTCCTTGGCAACAAGCCAAGGTTGCCGCCTAACAAACCTCTCCCGCTGCAGGAGAACGACATGCGAATCACATTCGAGCGAGTGATCGCCAAGCGCACGGTGTGTTGGAACGATCCTACAACCGGCAAGAAGCGCCAGAAGACTCAGAGTTTCGAGCAGACCGTGAATCCCTTCAATCGCGATGCCAGCGGCAAGCCGAAGGATCGCCGCGCTATCTGCGCCGAAGTGAATCGCGATGCCGATCTCTGGAAACTCAAAACCGAGAACGACATTCGCGACGGGATTTACCCGGACGCCTGACAAACCGCGCCCGCCCTGCGGGCAAACACGAAGGAGCTAGGCCATGCAAACCGATCTGCTTTCCGCCCTGAAGGCTGCCCACCTCGCCGCGTATCGGCGCGACGACCACGAGCAGATGAACGTCGCCGCGCGCGCGATCAGCTACGCGGCGTCCGGCGAGCGCGAGCTCGCGCAGCAGCTGGCCGAGCAGCACGGCTTGATCGCGGTCGAGGCCTGACGTGAACGCGATCGCTTCGTACCAGCGCGGATGGAACGACCGGATGCTCGGCCGCCCGTTCGCGCCGGCCAGCCAGTTCGACACCGCATACCGCGCCGGCTATGCCGACGCGCGCGGCGCCTGATCAGTCGAGGTCAGTCATGAGAGTCACGAAAGCAGCCCACCGCGCAGCCCGTAAGTCGTTGGACGGCAAGTGCCGATTCCTCGGCTTCGACGGCCGCACGTACCAGGTACTGACGCTGCGCGACCTGCCGCAGTGTCCGTCGGTGCGCATCGAGGCCGCGTATAGCGCCGGCCGGATGGTGCGGCCGCGCTGAACCCCGAATCGCGCGGCGTCGCCGCGCTGTAGCACCGCTGTTCCACAAGACCGAGAGGAAGACATGAATACCGCCACCACCGCCCCGCACATCGCTGTGCAGGAAGTCGAATCGTCGCAGATCCACGCGATCGGCCACGACCCCGCGACGAACACGCTCGCGATCCGGTTTCGCGACAAGAACGGCGATCCGTCGTCGCTGTACCACTACCAGAACGTCGACACCGAAACGTTCGAAGCGTTTCGCTCGGCGGATTCCATCGGCTCGTGGTTCTACAAAAACGTCAAGCCGTTCAAGGAAAAATTTCCGTATCAACGCATTCAGGAAGGCTGACGTTTGACGCGCCGTGGCAACTCTTGGCGCGGCGCGGCCAGGTTGGACTAGGCAGGGCGAGACGTGACAAGGGCTGTTTCCAGCGACCAGGCTTAGGCCTGATCGGTGCAAATAGCGCAGTTTGAAGTGAGCGCGTCCGGCGTCGGCTCGGCGCGGCGCGGTAGGACTAGGCGCGACTTCGCCCGGTAGGGCACGACAAGACAAGGATTGTTCGCAGGGGTTAGGCGAAAGCCTAACCGGTGCGAATAGCACCGATAGCTGCTTGGCACGCCTCGACTCATCCGGGTGAGGCGCGTCAGGGCAGGGCGCGACTCAGCGCGACAACGCAAGATTTTTTGAGAGAGAGACATGAAAACCGCAATCGCAACGATCAAGGGCGTTTCGCCCTACTCGCAATCGAAGCACTACAGCACCGAAAAGCTCCCGAAGGAGCTGGCGAAGGACTACGAGATGCGCACATGGCGCGACCGTCTCCACGCCACCGATGACGGCACCGTGTTCATCCCGCCGATGTCGTTCAAGAACTGCCTGAGCGAAGCAGCGAAATTCCTGTCGCTCCAGATTCCCGGAAAGGGAAAAGCGACCTACACGAAGCACTTCGAAGCTGGTGTGCTCGTTACCGACGCACTGCACCTCAACATCAAGAAGGACGACGTCCCTGGCGAATGGCTGTTCGTTCCGGCCGACGGCATCCGCGGCTCCGGCAAACGTGTCGAGAAGTGCTTCCCGGTCATCCACCAGTGGAGCGGCGACGTCACGTTCCACATCCTCGACGAGACGATCACGCGTGATGTGTTCGAGCACGTCCTGACGCAAGCGGGCGCCTTCATCGGCATCGGCCGATTCCGTCCGCGCAACAACGGCTTCTATGGCCGCTTCAAGCTCGAAAGCTTGAACTGGCAGTGATTTAGCAAGGCGCTGCGGGCCGCGTCAGGGCACGGCTAGGCTGGTCCCGGCATCGCTCGACTGGTCGCCGCACGGTGTGGCAAGTCCGGACTGGACAAGACAAGGTTTCCATCGAGGATCAAATGAGCAACCAACCTGATTTCAAGCTGAGCGCGGATAGCGCAGCACTCGTATCGCGCCTCAAAGAGGCATCGGTCGGTGAAGTAGTCAGCTACGAAGCGCTGTCGAAGATCGTCGGTCGCGACGTACAGAGCGTGGCGAGCGGTGCGCTCCACTCGGCTCGCCACATCGTCCAGCGCGAAGTGCGCGTGATTTTCGGCGTGATTCGCGGAGTTGGCCTGAAGCGACTGAGTAGCGAGGAAATCGTCGATGCGTCGACGAAGGATCGACACAAGATTCGGCGTCACGCAATCCGGTCTGCGCGTAAGTTGGTTTGCGTCGACTACGACCAGCTCACGCCGAGCAAGCAGGTCAAGCACAACGCTGAACTCGCCGCCTTCGGCGTGTTGCAAGAGATCACCACCGAGAAGGCAGTCGAACGCATCAGCAAGAAAGTGGAGGAAACGAAGTCCACGTTGCCGATCGCTAGAGCCGCAATGGAAGCGCTCGGCAGCGTGAGTTGACTAGGTTACCGAAGCCAGCACGGCTCCAACAGTGCCTTCGCGGGTGGGATGCCCACCATAACACAGGCAACCGAGGTGTGACATGAAAGTGCAGATCAAGGGCTTCATTTTTGCTGGGACGGACTTCACGGGTCAGCTCGTCTACTCGTTCGCGGACTACGACCGCACGCAATACGACAGTGACCTGGTGCAGGTGCGCGAGTACACGCTCGAGGCCGACGTGCCGGACGAATTCGATCCCCGGCCGGGCCTCCTTGCGAATCTCCGGCGTGAAAAGCAGAAGCTGCAGGCCGAATGTGCCGCGAAGCTGACCGAGCTTGAGGCGCAGATCCAGTCGCTCCTCGCAATCGAGAACGGGGCGACGTCGTGAGCCCGATGGCCCTCCGCCCCGCCCTGCGCCGGTACGCCGCGCACCTGAACCGCCGGCAGCGCCGCGCGTGGCTCATTGCTCGGCTCCAGCGGTCGCCGCGCGTCGCGATCAGCAGCGGCTGGCTGCCGCGCACGGTGGCGCGCACGTACGCCTACGTCAGCGTCGGAGGCAAATGATGAACGCACTCACACATTCGCCCGGCCCGTGGGAATGGGTCGGCAACTGCCTGGAAAGCAAAGCGCCGGGACACTATGAATCGGTGCTCGAGGCGAAGGTCAGCTGCGGCCAGTTCTGCTACGGCGGCAGCGTCGAGCTGACGATCAGCGACGCCGACAAGAAACTGATCGAGGCGTGCCCCGACCTGCTGATGATCCTCGAAATCATCGCGGCCGACGACGACGCGGCGCGCCGCGAGCGGCGCCAGCCGCTGCTCATGAGCGGCGTGCGCATGGCGCTCGACGCGGCGCTGATCAAGGCCGGCCGCAAGGCTGCGCCGGTACGCAACGGAGATTGACATGATCGACTTCACCGACAAGGAAATTCTCGCCATTTGTGATCGCGTGCAAGCGGAGTTGACGGAAGGCGGAAAGATCGCGCTCGGCTACGAACTGGACGTCGCTTTCGGTCGCGCAATAGCCGAGGCAGCGCTCGAAAAGGCTGCGCCGGAGCCGGTGCGGCACGTGACGATCGCGGGGGTGCGTGATGAGTGAGTGCTATTGCGATCACGAGATGCCATCGGTGTATGTGCGGGAAACGCGCAAGGCGCGTAAAGAACACAAATGCGCTGAATGTGGCTCAAAGATCAAGCCGGGGCAGCAGTACGAGCACACCTTTGGCATTTGGGACGGCTATCTGGATCGGATCAAAACGTGCGAACGCTGCGTGGGCATGCGCGAGTTCGTGAAGGCTCATGTCCCGTGCTTCTGCTGGGAACATCACAACCTGCATGAATGCTGCATAGACACGGCAAGCGAATACGCGCACGAAGCCCCCGGTCTGTTGTTCGGCACATATCGCCGCTCGATTCGGCGGGAGGCATGACATGCGCTGGCTCGACAGACTGCACGCCAAACACCCTCGCCTGACGATGGCCGCCGCGATCCTGATCGTGTTCGCCGTGCTCTACGTCGCCAGCGAGATCGACCACACGAACTCGGACCTGATCCGGTGGCAGTTCGCCGCCGAGCGCAAGGCCTGACCTCTGGAGCCAACATGCAAACCGCAACCATGGCCGACGTCGTCGACGTCGAACTCACTGGCACCGAAGCGGCTGCCGCGACGCCGGCCTCTGCCGACGTACCCGCCGTCGTGCCGCAGCGTACGGCGATAGTGAGCACGACGCCCGCCGATCTGCTGCGCATCGCGATCGAGAAGGACGCCGACCTGGACAAGCTCGAACGGCTGATGGAGTTGCAGGACCGCCACGAAGCGAAGCTGGCGAAGCGCGCGTTCGACGCCGCGTTCGCCGCGTTCAAGGCCGAGGCCGTGAAGATCATCAAGGGCCGCAAGGTCACCGACGGCCCGCTGAAGAACAAGCGCTACGCCGAGCTGCACGACGTGGTCAACGCGGTGACGCCGGCCCTTTCGAAGCACGGCCTGTCGTCCGCCTGGCGCCTCACGCGCGACGAAAAGGACTGGATGGAGGTCACCTGCTACCTGCGCCACGTCGACGGCCACGAAGAATCCGTTTCGATGGGCGGCCCGCCGGATTCCGGCGGCGCGAAAAACGCGATCCAGGCGCGCGCGAGCACGAAGACGTACCTCGAGCGCTACACCCTGAAGGCGATCACCGGCCTGTCCGAAGAGGACGACGACGACGACGGCGCGGGCGGTCAGCAACCGGGCGGCACGCAAGGCGATCGCGGCGACGCTGCCGGGAGAAGCGGTGAGTCGAGCAGCCGCCGCGCGCCGCCCGCGCGCCAGCAGCAAACCGGCGCCGAGCCGCCGGCGTTCTACTCCCAGGCGAAATTCGACGCGAACAAGGACCAGTGGCGCGAGACGGTCAAGTCCGGCCGCAAGACGCCCGCAGGTCTGATCGCGTTCATCGAATCGCGGGGCGCCCCCCTCACCGAAGACCAGAAGCTGACCATCGACTCGTGGAGCCACGAAAATGACTGAACGTACCGTAGAAAAACTCGTGCAGGGCACGCCCGAGTGGGAAGAATTCCGCCTGAGCCACTTCGGCGCGAGCGAAGCGGCCGCAATGCTCGGCCTCTCCACGAAGGTGAAGCGCAACGAGCTGCTGCACATGAAGCACACCGGCACGCCGAAGGAATTCAGCGACTGGGTGCAGGAGCACATCCTCGACCACGGGCACGAGGTCGAAGCGCTCGCGCGGCCGCTCGTCGAGGAGATGATCGGCGAGGAACTTTACCCGGTCACCTACTCGCTCGGCCGGCTGTCCGCGTCGTGCGACGGCCTGACGATGGGCGACCACATCGCGTTCGAGCACAAACAGTGGAACGAGGCGCTCGCCGCGTCGATCGAGAACGGCGAGCTGCCCGAGGAACACTGGCCGCAGTCGCAGCAGGTGCTGATGGTGACCGGCGCCGACCGCCTCATCTTCGCTTGCTCGGACGGCACGCCCGACCGGTTCGTGTGGATCGAGATTGCGCCCGACGAAGCCTGGTTCGACCGCATCCGCGCCGGATGGGCCCAGTTCGAGAAGGACCTCGCCGCGTACGAGCCGCGCGAGATCCGCGAAGCGCCGAAGGCCGAGGCGATCATGAATCTGCCCACGCTCGCCGTGCAGATTGAAGGCAAGGTCGTCACCAGCAACCTGCCGCGCTTCAAAGCGGCGGCCGAGACGTTCATCGCATCGATCAAGACCGAGCTGAAGACCGACGAGGACTTCGCGAACGCCGACGCGACGGTGAAGTTCTGCGAGAAGGCCGAGAAGGAGCTGGAGGTCGCGAAGAACGCGGCGATCGGCCAGACGGCCAGCATCGACGAGCTGATGCGCACGCTCGACCACATTCGCACGCAGCTGCGCGAAAAGCGCCTGGCGCTCGACAAGCTGGTGACGAAGCGCAAGACCGAGATCAAGGACGAGATCGTCGCCGACGGCCGCAAGGCGTACGCCGACCACGTCGCCGCGCTGAACGCCGAGCTCGGCGGCGTCACGATCACGATCGCGGCACCGGACTTCGTCACCGCGGCGAAGAACAAGCGCACGCTGGCGAGCCTGCACGAGGCAATCGACACAGCCGTCGCGAATGGCAAGATCGCGGCCGACGCCGCGGCGCGCGACCTGCGCGCGAAGCTCGACTGGTACCGCAAGCACGCCGGCGAGCACACCTTCCTGTTCCGCGACCTGCAGCAGCTGATCCAGAAGCCGGCCGACGACTTCCAGCTCGCTGTGAACGCGCGCATCGACGAGCACAAGCGGGAGGAAGCCGCGAAAGAGGAGAAGCGCAAGGCCGACGAAGCGGCAGCAGCGCAGCGCGCCGCCGCGCAGTCTGCGGCCGCCAACCAGGCGCAGGCCAGTCTCGCGCCGGCCAATGACGCGGCGCCGGCCGCCGATGTGCCGCGCGCCGCCGAACCGCCGGCAGGTGCCGCGCGCGCCGCCGCGCCTCGCCGCATCCCGCGCCCGACTGCCGCGCAGGTGATCGACATCCTGGCCGATCACTACGGCGCCACGCCGGCGCAAACCGCCGCTCTGCTCGTCACCCTCGACTTCAAAGCCGAACTGTCGCGCCTCGAAGCCGCCGCGTAACCGCGTCTTCACCCCCACAAAGGATCGTCATGTCCGAATTCCGCTTCTTCAAGATCAAGATGAAGGTCACGAGCGTCAATGTCCGGCAGGAACTGAACGGTGAAGAGCACCGGCTCGCCATGGACATCGGCCTCGAATTCAACCAGTCGAACCGCGCGCTCGACAAGCTCGATAGCCGGCTGCTCCAGACCTTCTACTGGAAGTCGCCGACCGGGCCGGCACAAGACGACCTCGACGGCGTCGAGCGCGTCACCGACTACCCGAACCTGCGCTTCGAGCACCTGGTCGCGCCGTTCAAGTGGGCCGAGAAGTACGAGGAAGGCCTGTTCCGCGTGCACCACGGCGACGACGACTCGAACGACATCGTGATGCGCGAAGCGAAGATCAACGAGATCAAATTCTGGCCGAAGGAAGGCGGCACGGTGACGTTCAACGCGCGCGTGCAGTGCCACCCGGACGAGGCCGACGTCGCGCGCATGTGCACGGTGTTGCAGAGCGAAATCACGGGGACGATCGACACGGATCCGGACGACGACGAGCCGCCCGCGCCGACCGAGAAGGTCGAGAAGCCGGCACGCGCCGGGCGCCTCAAAAAAGGCGCCAAAAACGGACAGGCCGACGCTTTCGCCGACGCGGCCCAGCAGATCGCGGACGGCCAGACGGCCGCGTAACTGAACGGGCGAAGCCGCCGGCCGACAGGAATTGGCGCGATGCGCGGTTCTCCGACCGCGCCGGCGGCAGAGCCCCTACCCGAGGTGACCATGTATCTCTCAGACGATCAGATGGCCGTCGTTTCCGGCACCAGCATTCGCGGCTGGGAGGAAGTCGACTTGCCGGTGGGTCGGCAGTCGTTGCCAGCGTGGGTCGCTGGCGCGCACGTTGACTGGAAAAACGGCCGAGTGAATTCGCCCGACGTGCTGCTGAAATTGCGCGGCAAGAATTTCGACTGGCCCGACAAGCGCTGGGCCAAGGAAGCAGACGGCATGTATATCGCGCGGCACGCTGATGGGCGCGCCGAAGTCATGTATCACCGCGGCGCCATCAGCATGGTGGAACTGAAAGACGAACGGCAGCTCAGCGCCGGCGTGAAACCTTCTGACCTGGCTACGGTAAAAGTCCGCGCTACCACGCAGCAAGACGGGTTCGCAGGCCGCCACTACTGGCTGATGATGGAAGATGGCGAACCCCTTGTGCTTCGCGGACCCTGGCACGGTGGCGCACCTGCCGGGTACGTCGAAGTACTGACGGTCGACATGGACACGTCCTGGAACAGAGATTACCGCTGGTATCAGGGTCGCCCTTGGTTCAAACGCGGTGCTTGCTTCGGCCTGTACATCACCGAAGACCTGTTCCTGCGAATCGTCGCGCATTACGCCGCACACGCCCGGGTTGCACGCGTGACGCACTCCTACGGCCCGCGGCTCGACCTGCATCGAGCCGAATGGGGCATGCCGAAGGAGTTCATCTACGAGCTCGAGCGCGGCCGCGCCGTACGCAAAGAGCCGGCCGGCGAGTTCTGGCGTGTCTACTGGGACAACCACGAGGGCTACTGCGGCTCGCTGCGCATCCCGACGTACGGCTTCCGTCCGGAAGTGACCGACTTGCCGACGGCGGCAGATCACGAACTCGCCAATCGGAGGCCGTGGTGACCGCCCTTGCCGAAGCCTTCGATCGCGCCGCCGGCAAGAAAGGGCCGTGCACGCCGTGGAATCCGTCGCGCAGCGCGATGCGCCGCGTGCGCAACCCGCTGCCTGCACCGACCGAGTGCCGCTTCTGCGGTGGCGCCGTGCGCATCGCGCGCAACAGCGAGATCTACGGCCGCGACTTCGGCGACTGGCCGTGGGCGTACCTGTGCGGCGGCTGTCGCGCGTACGTCGGCATGCACCCGCAGACCGCGATCCCGCTCGGCACGCTCGCCGACAACGAGACGCGCGCGGCGCGCATGCGCGCGAAGGCCGCGTTCAACCCGCTCTGGCAGCGCGACGGCATGTCGCGCAGCGAGGCGTACAGCTGGCTCGCCGCCCGGCTCGGCATCGCCGTCGGCGAGACGCACATCGGGTGGTTTGACGTTGCCATGTGCGACCGCGTGGTCGCCGCTATTCACCAGGAGCACCAATGACCGATACGCAAGATCCGCTGTGGCGCGCGCTGACGCGCCTCGAGCACGCCGAGCTGAGCGACGTCGATCGCAACCTGCTCCGGCCGGCGTTTGCCGCGCTGCACGGCAGCCAAGCGATGCGCCTCCCCGAGACCGTCATGGCGCGCATCCGGCACCTCGACGCGACGCTGCCGAAGACCGAAGCGGCGTAACCGAGCCGCCCACGTTACGAGATGACCACCATGATCCGCTCTCTCCCGAACTGGATGACGTTGATTCTGCTGCGCGTGCACGGCCGCGCTGCGCGCACGCCCTACTTCGACCTGCCCGGCTACATGCTGCGCAACTGGATCCTCGGTGCGCGCAGCCCGGAGCGAAATCGCGACAACCCGGCGTGGCAGGACATCGCGCCGCCGCGCGCCGGCCTGCTGTACCGCTGGCTATGCACGCGCATCGCGATCCGCGCGCACACGATCCTCCGCAGTGACCGCGATCGACACCTGCACGATCACCCGTCGTGGTCGGTCTCGATCGTGCTCGACGGCGGCTACTGGGAAGTGTTCGAGCCGACGCCGTTCGCGCTGACGTGCCCGCTGATGTACCGCGCCGCGCTCGACACGATCAAGCAGTCGTGGATCGCTCCGGAGCGCGCCGCCGACCACAATTACCTGAACGCGTTCGGCATCTACTGGCGCGGCCCGGGCGCGATCATCGTGCGACGTGCCGGCGATTTTCACCGCCTCATCCTGCCGCGCGCGACGGTCGCGAAATCGATCTTTGTGATGGGCCGCCGCACGAACTCGTGGGGATTCCTGACGCCGCACGGGAAGGTCGGCTGGCGCGCATACCTCGCGAGACCGGATGCCATGACGCAGCAGGAACACGAAACGTCCTGACCGCAAGTTGCCGAACTGCGCGGTGCTCCTCGGTCCGCGCGGTACTTCAATGGGTGGCCTGTTTGGCACCCTGCTTTTTCAGTGCCGTTGAGGCTTTATCTGTAGAGGAAGCGAAGTGAATGAGCTTCATCTTTTCGCGGGCGCTGGTGGAGGAATCCTTGCAGGTCAACTGCGGAACAACCGATGCGTATGCGCCGTTGAATTTGATCCCTACGCCCAAGCAGTCCTCGTCGCTTGGCAGAACGACGGAACCTTTCCTCCGTTCCCGATTTGGGATGACGTTCGAACTTTTGACGGCAGACCTTGGCGCGGAATTGTTGACATCGTGGCTGGCGGCTTTCCCTGCCAAGACGTCAGCGCAGCCGGCACCGGTGATGGGATTGACGGCGAGCGAAGCGGACTCTGGACCGAAATGGCTAGGATCATTCGCGAAGTACGACCCTTCTGCGTCGAAGTGGAAAACAGCCCAATGCTCACTTCTCGGGGACTCGGACGAGTTCTCGGAGACTTGGCCTCGATGGGGTTCGATGCGGAATGGGGAGTGCTATCTGCGGCCGATACAGATGCCCCTCATCTACGGGAACGCATCTGGATCCGAGGTTATGTGGCCGACGCCTACCGTGCACGGGAACCACAACATGCCGGGCGCGAGCGCGAGTTCTGGGTGGGGTCTGTCGAGCGCCGCGAAGCTCTGGCCCACACCGACGGCAAGCCTTGCAGACAAGGGAGGCCAGATCACGCCACGCAAGGGGCGCGAGGGTGGAACGCTGATCGAAGCGGTGTCGTCGCGAATGTATCCGACGCCCTGCGCGATCGATGCGGGCAGTGGCCGCGTCAACAAGAGCCCGAGTCCGGGAGCTGCGGAACGTCCAACGCTGGCGATGATGGCGCGCAAGAGAATGTGGCCGACGCCGTGCGCGAGCGCGAGCAAAGGATCGTCGGCGGCGACGCTGAAGCGCAAGAGCGGGAAGGATCGTTCGAACGATCGGATCGACCACGCGGTTATGGCTTCGGACGGTGGCCAGCTGAACCCGGAATGGGTCGAGTGGTTGATGGGATGGCCCATCGGGCACACCGCATTAAAGCCCTTGGAAACGGCCAAGTACCGCGAGTGGCTGCAACAGCATTCACCCTTCTCAAACGATGACAAGACCACCTGAGGACCATACCATGACGACCACCGACAATAGCCGCGCTGATGCGCTGACCGATGCACAGATCATTGATCTGATATACGAATGCGATATCCCACCGTACTGCGAGCTCGCTGCGATAGACTTCGCGCGGCGATTGCTGCTCGCTGTTTCGCAGCCCGCAGCAGCGCCGATCCCAGAAGACTGTGACGTGCGCAATATTCTGCTGGATGTTGTTCCGGGTGAAGATGGCGAAGGACAGGAGGTTTATGCAAGAAACGTAGCGGACGTAGAAAGCTTGCTTTCCGAAATGGGGGAGAAGCTAGACGCAGCCAAGCAGCCCGCACCCTCGCCGGTGGACGAACGGGCGGCGTTCGACTCCGAAGTAGGGAACATCATTGCTGACGCTGCAACGCGCGGTATTGCATGGATGGCATTTAAGGTGGGCGCTCGCTACGCCCGCGCCGCATCAGCCAACGAGACGGGGGCGGAAGTGGCACAGCAATTGAGCGCCGAAATCAGAGAACTAAAGGTCAAACTCGGCTCTTACGAGCGCGAGCGCGAAGACCAAACCCGTTATCTTGCGGCGCAGTCGGAAGAAATAGCAGCTCTTAAATATCAGCTGGCGCAGGCAGACGCTCGGGTCGGGCTGACGGCCACAGTGATTCAGAAATGCATCGATTCATGTGCTGCCGAATATCTCGAAGATGTGACGGGCCATCCGGAAGACGCTGCTTACTGCCAGGGTATCACTGACTGTATCGACGCCCTGAATCGCCTCAAGACCGCCGACTGGAGTGCCATTCTCGCCGCTCATTCGGGCCAGTCGGAACCGGAAACAGCAACAGTTGCTCGCATCGAGCAGTTGCGCAAGGCCCTGTTCGAGTCACGCGATGCGATGAGGGTCATGTCGAACTGGGCGAAGAAACCTGATCCGGCCGGACACTCGTGGGCCGTGCGCATGGTCGATCGCGCGAACGCCGCACTGAATGGTGAGCCGGAGCCGCGCGCCGAGGTGACGGAGGAACAGCCGAGCCTCACGAATCCGCTCACGCCGTACGGGATGCTCGTGCGCGCGTTGCGGATCGTCTCCGGCACGACGCTGATGGACATGGCAGATGCACTCCTGACGACGCCCGCGAAACTGTCTGCGATGGAGTTTGACCGAGAACCCGTCACGCTGGAATTCGCGTTCGAAGTGGCAGCGTACTTCGATGCCATTGGCGTGCTTCATACGGCATCAGCGCTTCGTGCAGCTGCCGCCCGCACCGGAGGTCAGTGATGCGCACCCTGACGCTCGCCCTGAAGGGCATCTACTTCGACCAGATCGCCGCCGGCACGAAGGACGAAGAATTCCGGCTCGTGACGCCGTTCTGGCAGAAGCGGCTTCTCAACCGGACGTACGACCGGATCGTGCTGACGCGCGGCTATCCGAAGACGAGCGACACGTCTCGGCGGCTCGAACTGCCGTGGCGTGGATTCATCACGCGCACGATCACCCACCCGCACTTCGGATCGGCACCGGTCGAAGTATTCGCGATCCGGGTCGCCGCCCGCACCGGAGCCTCATCATGACCACTCCCCGCATCAAGAACGACGACATCCTCGCGCAGCTAGCAAGCGGCACGAAGACCATCTATCAGCTCGCATTCGCGCTTGGCGTTCAGCCTGCCGTTCTTCAATGTCGAGTCGACATGCTCTTTTATTCGGGCCGCGTTCGCATCGACTTGCGATGTACGAATGATCTTGGCTATTGCCTCGCACCGGCCGAACCACCGCCGCGAGCGACGCTCGATACGCCGGTAGGAGAACGACGCACCGGCCCGAACCTTCAATCGACGCTCTCCGGATACGATCGCGAATTCGCGTGCCGTCGAGAACTTGCTATGGCGACGAGGACGCGATGAGTAACAGGGAGAAACAGTCGCCAGAGCGCACGTGCTCGTGGACGACCGTAGACTGCAGATCGGATATCTGGGAGACGTCCTGCGGTAAGGATGTCGCGCTCGACGATACGCCGCAGGAATACGGAATGTGCTACTGCTGCTATTGCGGTGGCAGGCTAAACGGAATTGCCTACCAAGGGAATGAGAAGTGTGAGGCGCGCCGCACCACGCCCGACAGGGAGGCGATCATCGAGGAGTGCGCGAAGGTGTGCGATGAAGATGCGGACGATAAATGGAATCTCTATAAGGGCCAGCATCCTTATACAGGTCGAGAGTCCGGCCGAGCTGATCCCTATGTTGAAGGTCGCGCGGACGGTGCCAGCGTTTGCGCAGACCGTATCCGCGCCCTCAAGACCGTCCCCACTAGCGATAAGGGAGGTGCGTGATGGCCGAGAACTTCGTGCATATCCATGCTCCCGCGCCGGTCGAGGAATGCTGCCAGGTCAATTTATGCCCGACGTGCGAACGTCCTCGCCGCATGTTCGTTCGGTACTTCGAATGGTATGGCCAGTCGGTGACGTGTGCCGGGTGCGGCGAGGAATGGCAGGGCGGCTACCGGTCGGAGCGCCCATTGATGCGTGGCTGGCGCAAGAAAAACATCCAGTACGCTATCCGCAATCTCGAAAGAATCGGAGTGAAAGCATGATCGACCAAAACAAGATGCGGGCGCTAGCGGCACATCTCCGGGGGCCTTTTGGCTATTGCACGGATTTATCTGAAGAAGCCGCCGACGCCATCGACCTCCTACTGGCAGAGGTGGAAGCCGCTGCGGCTCGTGCCGCCCTCGCGCAACGGCAGGGAGAAGGATCTTGAGCGAACGCGACCACGCAGTTTGGAAAGGCTGCGACGATTTCATGCTCGCCTTATGTGAGTGCCTCGATGGATGGGGACTCGACATGATGACCGACGACAACATCCATGATCTCTACGATCTATGGAATGCAGGTCGCCGCGCCCCTGCTAGTGAGGGAGAACAGAAATGACCGGCCGCCGCATCAACGGAACCGCCGTGTTCGATGTCCTGCGCACCGGCATGCACATCGCGCGCGAGATCGCGACTAAGCTCGACACACCGGCCGCCGAGCCGCGCCTCGCACCCAACCTGCAACCCACGCGCGCCGGCTACGATCGCGAGATTCGTGGCTGGGTCGAACTGTGTATGCTCGCGAGGATACGATGACCCAACTCGAAGAACTGAAACTTGCGCGCCAAGCCGTCCAGCTTTATGCGGAATCGCATCCGCGCCCGGTGCACGTCACCCAGGCGCAGGCCGCCGAAATGCTCGGCATCACGGCGCGAACGGTGCATACGCTCGTGCGCACGGGGAAGCTGAAGCTGAACGGTATCGGGCGCATTCCGATCGCCCAGATCGATGAGCTGATCGCCGCGCGCAACGCATAA